CCATCAGCACCAACATGCACGTCACGCTGAATGGCCTTGACGTTGCTCGTCGTGTAGACCAGCGACTTAACAGGTGGCTTGACAGGCGGCTTGAAGGGAAGTTTGTGGAAGGTGTCGTAGGCTTGCTGGGCTGCACGCATGATCGGACTCCACGATGCACGCACTGAGGGACCAGCGCAGTCGGTCGATGACCAGTGGCTGTGGATGAAAAAGTTACTCGGACTCGGACGCACACCGATGACCTTTGCGAAAAGCCAGCCGGCGAGACGAGCAGCAGCCTGCCATGTGGTTGGAGTAACAGTCCAGCCTGGAGAGGTTGTCGCGTTCGCCTGCTCAATGCTGATTGTACTCATGTTGCCAGCCGTGTTGCCGACTGCCCATGCGTACTCGTTCACCTTGACGTACTGAGCGACAGCGCCGGCTGCGTCCACGTCGAAGTGCGCTGATGCCGGGCGTGACTTCCAGACGCTGAGCACGCCTTCGTGCGACAGTCGCCCACCATTGTGATGCAGTGTGACCGATGTCTTTCGATAGGCAGTGTGAGTCACATGTCCGGTCTTACTCAGTGCGGCGACAAGGTCTTTGACTGGCCTGTCATAAGCGATGGTAGTCACTTGTCATCCTCCTTTTCGACGTCAGCCGAATCGAAAGAGATGAAGTCACTCGGGGGAAGATCTTCTGGATCAGCAAACCCAGGTCCATCACTGGTCACCCTCAGGAGAGCTGCTACTACATCCTCGTCATCGAAATTCTGTTCTGTCATTTCCTACTCATTTCTGATTGCTACAGTCTTGCAATGACTGCAAGTGCCACCCCGAACAGTAAACCAAGTATTCCAACAAGCATGCCGACGTTGGCACGAGAGTCACCACGCTGAGCTGCTGCCCCGGTGTTGTTACCTTCGCCACGGTCAATCCGCTCCTTCAGCTCGGTGATTCGTGCATCCAGAGCCTTTTCAAGCGTCTGAATAATCGTGCCGATCTGGTCGATCTGCTTGGTGAACGAAGTCTCGCTCTTGATGGCTGCCGCGGCGGACGCTTCACCCTGAGCACCAACGAGCTCTTTCGCAGCTTGCAGAGCAGCTGCCAGAGCCTCGGTACTGGCCTTGCCGGCCTGCTCAGTTCTAATGTCACGTTCATTAAACTGCTGGGCGATAGAGGCGAATCGCTCTTTTTGCAGCTCTTCGTGATGACCGACTGCCTTGTTAATATCTTCAGGAACCTTGAGGATCGTGGCAAGTCGAAGCTCGGTTGCCGCATTGATGCCCGCGATCTGATGATCAAACGCTGCCTTGATCCCATCCAACTTCATCTGAAAGAGCTGATTTTGAGCTTCCAACTCTCGCTGACGAGTCTCTTGGCGTGACTTCAGCTCGACCGCGAGGTTCTCACGAAGAATCTTCAGGTCGCTCTGGATACCATTGACCTCGCGATCCAGCGCCATCGTGGTCAAAGCAGTGGGGTCTGTTGTCAAAGGAGTGTTCTGGTGAGTATGCGACGATGCATCTCGAGGATCTCCAACAGGAGACATTAGAGAATTACTCTTTTGATAGTCTTTAGACTATACATCTTATGGGCCTCTCGTGTGTCCATTATCCTCTTGAGTATAATACTCACAAGACCCATACGTCTAGCATGACACTAATCACCAAAGAAGACGATACCTTTATTGACTGAATTAAGTGCGAGAGAAGGAAACCTCTTCAAGGCTGAGATATCCGTTAGTCGCTCCAGACGGATAGTAAGCGCCAGTAACTGCTATGATACCTGATGTGTAAATATCAATTCTTACAGCACCTAGGTTTGCTTGGCAAACAAACATCTTTTGGGCCTTTGGTGCATACCCTGCCGAGAGAGTGGCAATAGTTCCAGTTCCAAGTTTGATTAAGCCTCGCAACTGTACCTTATCGCCGCCGTCGGTCAACTTGAATCCAAAGAGATCGTATGGAGATCCATAGTTGACCCAGGTATTCTGAAGCGTCGCAGTGTGCCACCAGTCCTGTTTAACTCCATCGCCCCACCGAACAGTCTTGTCCTGACCATTTCGACTGCAAATTAAGATCCATGTAACTGGAACCTCAAAGGTAGCAGTTACGCTATAAGAAACGATACGCCAGTTTGCAGGCACTGAATAGTTAGCCTGTCCTGCTGGTACTTCATAATAGAGTGCTTCCCAATCCCCCAGTGGAACATAACCACCTGCAACCGTCGCAGCCAAGCCGCCAGAATACTTTTGAATCACAGTACCATCGGGAGGTAATGTGACATTAAAGAATCCTGAAGGAGCAAGTGAGTTATTCCCTACGTTCATCAGAAAAAAATCTGAACCCCAGGTAATACCAGTAGATGTTACCTGACGTAATCCTCCACCGTTCATTCCCTCACGAGAATGTGTCATAAGGTTATCTACTGATTGACCAAGAACTTCAGTGATATATCGGTCCCCCACCATTCCCTCGATACGGACCACCTGCCCATTCATGCTGGGCTGGACCGTTCCCATGTTCACTGGAACAGCGGTGGAATCCCCCGAGTACTGCACCCAACACTTATGACCCTGTCGGTCAATAGACTGTACAATTCCATACTGAATACGAGGTCGCAGAATGTCTATCCGGTCAGTAACTATCCGCTGGATAACATCTCTGAACTGCATTGCAAAAGCGTACTCATTAAAACTCATACTACGATCGCCACCCTCTTTGCGTTGCCAGACATAGGACTCAAACCACCACCGAAAGAGAGAGATGAAAGAAGAAATCTGATTGGATCAGTTGGTCCACCATCTGGATCAATGAACTCAATAATCTGCCCAACCTCAAGCCAAGGAAAAGAGATGCTTGAAAAGTTAATGTCATACTCTTCGAGAGCACCTATCTGCAGAAATGTATTTGCAAGTGATTGCGCCTGTGCTACAGTTGTTATGAAACTGTTTGTTGTTATACTTACTCGATCACCTATGCGAGCAATTCTTGAAGGTGAAGACGCAAGTGTGTTCTTTGCTTCAGCCATTACTGGAACAACCGTAGAATCAGATGATTCTCCAGTTACAATGATGTGATTAAACAGTCTTGTATCATTAGTACTCTTGTCGTAAGAAACAAGGTTACCAGAATCTGCTCCGATTCTAAGCGAGTACACTATCGGAGCTAGTATTGGATCATTGTACTTTGCCATGACAAGGAATCCTTGTGCACTAAAGTACAAATCATAAGAAAACGCAGTAGCAATAGCTTTCATCGCAGCCCAACGATCACTGCCCTGCTCGAAAAGATAAACTTTTCCAGTCAAACTTCCAGTAGCAGGCAAAAGAAACTTAACAATTCCAGCGTTGGTTGCGATTGCTCTGATAACATCTTCGATCTTTTGTGTCGCAGTAAACGAAGTAGAGTTTACAAACTTTGACAAAAGGCATCGCTTGGTGTAGTCGCGTCCTGACACCTTAATGATCGGAGGAAAGTTTGACTCATCCAAACGATCAATGCAGAACTCACCTAACTGTGTTTCCCATGTCCGCACAACAAGTGAAGATGCAAGACCTGTAACCGTCTGTACACTTGATGAAGCATTTGCAGCACCGGACCATGTGAAGATGATATTAGGAGTGTTTGTAAGATTTGCATCAAAGAACGCGCCGGGCAGAATTGCGACATCAGAAACATTCTCGTAAAGAACCTTTGTAACACTCAGTACTTCCCCAGCCAACCAGCCGGCCTGTGCGCCAACGTAGATACGAACTACTGTAGCAGTCGCTGCAAGTGTAGCACGCATTGTTACCTGCTGAGGCGATCCAGTAAGTAAAACAGTTTGGTCATCAGTTAAACGACCGACACCAGTGTCCATCACTACAGTAACTAATCGACCTGCTGGGCCCTTAACAATCACGCGTCCGGAGTAAAACTTTCCGACGACACCAACACCCTGCGGTGCAATCAGGTTACCCATCGTCAGACCAACACCCGAAGCAGCCCATTCTCCGCTCTGTGCTATACGAGATACTCCTGTTCCATTCCATCCAGAAAGGTTGATGGCTACTGAAGCATTGGGACACAGGTTTGTTCTGACAGTAGTTGTTTTGACTGGAGTTGTATCTTCGTACTCAACTCCCTGATATACCTTCAGTACCTTGTCGTACCAAAAGCCATCAGGATTATGACGTAAAGCACCGTCAGAGTTATCTAAAGTCAACTCAAGACTTCTGCGTTCTTCTCTAGCATAGTCAGCCGTAACTGCCATGCTTATTAACCGAGGCGTGCTAGAACCAGAATCCCAAAGAGTTACTCCGTCTGCTTCATAAATATCACAACGACGCTTGATCCTTGACGTGGCAGCGAGAATAGCTTTCTCTGCCTGCAGCGGCGGGGCCAGTCCCATTACTTACTCTTCCTTAAGGCTATCACAACAGTACGTCCGCCCTGGTTGCTCCGCGCTTGGTTCCGGTGTAGTAGATGGTCTGTGGGCGAGCACTTACTCCTCGATAGATACCCTGCTTCAGGTATGCTGACTGGCCAGTGAACAGATTTTGACAGGCAAGGTTGTTAACAATGTTTACGCCATTCATCTCCACTGTAAGTCGACCAACACCTGCCGTAAGTCCCCAGGTTATCCCGACGTACATGTCAACCCAAGTATCGAGTGGAATAGGGTTGGCACTCATGTTGAAGGTTGACGATGTATCTCCCAGAGTTTCTACAACAAAGTAGGGATTGGCAGTACCCTTGGTCATACCAAAGTCAATATTTGGACCGTTGGGACCAGCGACAACATCATCTCCGTGCCACTGTGTAAAGACTATCCAGCCGTTACCGCCAATACTATCTGGGTCATCATCAACAGCCCATCCCCAACCGTACAGCGTCTGATAGGAAGCCAGATAGAATGAGTACCCCCACCACATCGTCTGACCATTAACAGGGTTTCCGGTGTCTGCAATACTGGCACGCAACTCAGCGCGCTCTGCGCTAGTGCCACCGTTCGTGTAATCACCATTAGCAACTATGTATCTTGCAGTACTTGGGTATCCCGCACGAGCTGGAGTGGTAACGATTGCCAGCTGAGATGGACGTGAGTACTGTCCATTGTCGACTACCCAGCCTGTATTAAAGCCTGACTGATAGTTACCAGTCCAGAGTGCCGTTCCGCCTGTACCAGCAGCCACTGCGATTGCAATAGTAAACTGCTTAATTGAGCTTGGAGAGGTAGCGTTGCTGGCGGTGATAGAAATAGTTGAACTGCCTGCGACGGTTGGAGTGCCGGACAGTAAGCCCGTAGAACTCATTGTAAGGCCGGGAATTGATCCAGAAGAGATCGTGTATGTGACAGGTGCTGTTCCAGCCGAGACTGCCAGTTGAGTGCTATACGCAACCTGACAAGTTCCACCTGGTAGAGACACTGTTGAGATTACTGGTGCGACTCCTGCGGCTACAACTGTCATCGTGCGTGCTACTGTTGCGTCAGGTGCTGTAGTGTTATGCGCCGCTACTGTGTAAGTAAAAGACCCTACCGTCGTTAGAGTGCCAGACAGTAAACCAGTCGCAGCATTCAAAGTAAGTCCGGTTGGAAGCGCTCCTGCTGTGATTGAATACGTTGGAGCAGGAGTACCTATTGAGGTAGTAAAGTTGTAAGAAATTACCGTACCGACTACGCCAGTCGAGGGTGGAGTAGAAGCGTTCAATACAGGTGCAACATTTACAGGACCAGTTCCAGAAGGTATGCTAACTGGAATAAGCTCAAGTTGTGAAGGAATGTTCCCACAGACCTCAGTGTATGGAATAGTCACATTACAGAACTCTGAACTTCCTACTCCAGAAAGTCGCTCTACTCCGATATTCCCGACACCTACAAGTGACAAGTTGCCGAAGGGATCACGCATCTGGTAGGTACTTTTTGACTGCTGTAGTGCTATGAGGTTTATTCTCTGTTGGCGAGCAGAGATGTCAACCCTGTCACGCAGATGCACAGTAAGACTTCCACTCATTCCAAGTGAAGTGCCGTAGTTCTTTTTACGGCCTCGGTCAATAAGAATGAAAGACTCTTCTTCAATCTCTTCAGAGTAACTATCCGATACTACGGAGTACAGTAAGAGATTTTTCGTCTCGTCATTCAGATTCAACAACCAGTAATCTGAACTAATAAGCGTCTGCTGGACGGCAAAAGGATTACCGTCAGACTCAAGTAGAATGCCAGAACGATATGCCTGTTGAACTACAGAGTATCCATACGTCTGTCCACTCGCTGCAGTCCAGTCATGGTAATTTGTTCTGTTGATGTCAGTTGTTTCAAAGATCTTTTCCCACTGGTAACTTCCAGCGATAGCGCGATACACTCTCCATGTCAAGAAAGACGAGTCAGCAGGAGACTGACTCCAGTCTATGTTGACATAACCAAGAGTATCGTAAAGATTTTCAGTAGTGTACAGGACTGGGTCAGGAGCAACATACGCTGTTCCAAAAGTATGGGTATCAGAACCCCAGAATCCATCAGAATCCTGAATCAGTACTACTACCTGATAGGTATTAGAGTTTGACAAGATTGTAACTGGAGGCGCGTAAGACAGGTTAGTACCTTTAATCGTTCCGCTATTAAAAAGTACTTGTGACTTATCTGCATTGTAAAAAACGACCATGTAGGCAACCGCTGGATTGATCGCGTCAACAGTCCAAGTAATCATAGGAGCGCCCGAGTCAACATTGCCACCTGCTGTTGGATAAGTAATCCCAACAACTGGAGGATCAGTAACTCTGAAAAGTCGATAGTTAGTAAAGTCTCCAGCGACATTCTCACTGTCCCAAACCTTTAGAGACCAGCGTAAAACAATATCTTTCTCTACTGAAGGGATGGTAATAGAAACAGCATTACTTGTTGATACTACCTTTCCAGTGTCATAAATCAAGACACCGGAATCATTCTCTTCAACAATTACCTGATATGCAGTCTGAGTATCTCCCGTCCAAGGATCAGTGAAGACCCACGAAAAGGGAATAGTTGGCGCGAAAAGAATGCCAATGTTTGCGCTAGGTGCCTGATTGTAAGCTGTTGGAGGATGTGTAACAGTAAAAAGATTTCCAGCACTGTAAGGACCAGCAACCCCGAAGAGGTCTATGCCCCTGGCGCGCACATACCAAGTTCCACTCGACAACTTAAGTTGAGTAATGGTCGGAGAGTATGCAGTAACTCCCGATACCCTTCGGCCATCATTGGGTCCTCTCGACCCTGGAGGCTCGGTAACAACTTTTAATCCAGTTGTAAAACCAGCATCAGTAGCAAACTGCCATTCTGCTCGCTGAAGTTGCCCATCAGGTGAAACAAGAGTAGCAGTCAGAATTGGATTCGGAATATTCGTACTGCTAACTGGACCGACTGATGTAGGAGCAGCAACAGGTTTGTATGAAGTAATCTGCACTACGCCATGACTGTTATACATATTCGACCCATAAGTCGGATACAAAGCCGTTGCGTCTGCGTGAGCTGATCCACCACCTGCTCCAGATGCATTAGCACCCGCAAAGCCGCCATACCAACCGCCACCGCCGCCTGGAGCACCGTAGCCGTAAGGTCCAACTACTGCAGAACCACCTATGCCACCAGCATACCCAGTCGTCTGTGTAGCACCAGTTCCTCCACCACCACTAGGTAGTCCACTCCCTCCCGCCTGGCCTACAAGCCCTCCGCCGCCGCCGCCCTTACCGCCACCAGTTGAACCGCCACCGCCACCGCCGCCGATAACCTTTCGATTAACAAGTGCAGTTCCACCAATCCTGATATCTGACGCGCCGCCGCCGCCGCCTACTGCATGAGTTCCAGCAGCTGCTGCGCCTCCTCCGTTCCAGCCTCCAGCGGTACCTGTTGAGTATCCACCAGAGTTTACATAGATAACTGTGCCGGGAGTAACTGGAAGATATGTTAGACAGTATCCACCATAACCTCGGTTGGCTGTAGCGGTTCCACCTGCTGCGCCTTGCGCTCTGACCATGATATTATACACACCAGCAGGCACAGTGTAAGTCTGCTGACCGCCACTGTATAGGAAGGTGGTAAGTACGCTTGTCATCAGCCTGCCAGACTCTCGAGGTTACGAATGAAGCTCTTGGCGTCGTCGCCGTTCTTAATGTTCGGGAAGGACAGATCACCGTGGAAGTGAATACTGCTTCTATTCGGCTTTACGGTCGTAGTAGACGAGTCGCTACTTCCGTTACCCATGCGGGTCTGTACGTTGACCAATGCCGCCCCACGGAGCCCTATTCCTAGGGCACCGTCGCCGGTTGTGAGGCTCTTTAGGACGTTTGTTGATACCGCGACTAGGGACGATAGAGTGACCCACTGTGACGCCGTGAATACCGGCTCAGGCTTGGTCGAGCCATTCATTCCGCTATCGCCGGGCTTCATCCAGCCACCCTCGTCATACCAGTGTGGACTACGTGCAGACCACGCGCGGTACGCCGCAGCAGGACTGCCGTAGTCAGGGCGATTCTTGATGTACTTCAAACCCCAGTCCATCTGTGTGATGGGGTTGGTGCGCCAGTCAGCACCAGACGATGCCATTTTACTTCCAGGTAGAGACTGTGGAATACCGTAGGCACTTCCAGAATCAGGGCCACTGTTGCCGTTTGAAGCAAACTGATTCCAGCCAGACTCACCATTCCATAGTGGAATCAGCGAGTTCATCTGGCCTGGACCCCAGCCGTAAGCTCCAATCATCACTGCAGCAGCTCGCTGGTTGGCTGCGGCATTCGCAGTACCTGCACCCATGTTGCCACCAGTCGGAACAGGAGGCTCTTGTTTTGTGCCCCATGATCCAAACTTGTTACCAAGGTTATGCAGCATTCCCACCATAAATGACTCAATAAATGGCTTGCCTGGAATAACCGCCGCTACTCCAGTTGCAAGAGAATCCATTGTGAACTTAAGTGCTTTACCTAGACCCTGCTTAATAAGGTCAAGTGGGTTGCCAGTTCCAAGCCATCCGCCAGTCGTACCAGCTCGTATTCCACCAGCCTTGCCACCGACAGAAAGTGGGTTGCCATATATGTCAGTCGCACCACCAAGTATCGTTCCCCCACCGGCATATCCGCGCATTCCGGAAGCCTTGATGTAATCCGAAATACCCTTGCCGTGAAGAGCAGCCGCATTCAATGCTGCGATACCTCGTGCGCCACCAAGCGCTCGCACAGCCTCGGGGACGACAATACCCTCGCCCCCTCGTACTGCAACAATCTGGTTGTCAGTCTTGGATGCCGGACCACCGACTACGCCACCCTTAGCAAACCTTGGAATCGTACCAAGACTGAAGTGGAATGGCTTGAGTAGTCCATTGATTCTGGCGATGCCATTCTTGTTCAACCAGTCAGCAACACCATTCCAGGCACTCTTCAGTGCTCCTGCGACAGTTCCACCGATAGCACCAAGACCCTTAGCAACCTTACCAGGGATTCCAGTGATCCACGACATGAAGCCACCCTTACCCTCGACCATCGAAACGGCCTTATCCTTGAGGGCTTGAAAAGCTGAACCGGCAGCACTACTGAGCTTGCCGGCCAGACCACTAATCGCTGTCCATGCTTTCTGTGGCAGGCCAGTAACCCAGGTTGCAAAGGTGGTCCATCCTGCGCTGGCCTTTGTTCCGAGTGCGGCAAACGCAGTCGTAGCAGCCGATCCAAGTTTTGCGGCGAGTCCACTGATTGCCGTCCAGGCTTTCTGAGGCAAGCCAGTAACCCAGGTTGCAAAGGTTGTCCAACCTGCGCTGGCCTTGGATGCCAGTGCAGCAAAAGCAGTTGTAGCAGATTCACCAAGTTTTGTAGCCAGTTTAGTAAGTGCAGTCCACGCCTTCTGTGGCAGGGAAGCAAACCAACTCACCACACTGGTTACCAAGGTTGTAACATGCGTGACTACCCAAGGGATCAGGTTCTTAAACCAGTTAACAATCCCATTAATCAGGTCAGGAATGATCGAGTGTCCAATAATTGTGTCATAGAGCCACTTAAAGAATCCTACGACTCCAACTACAAGCCCGCTAACAAAGCCCCAAATAACCTTGACGGCACCTTCGAGGACACCAAATATTGCTTCCCATACGCCAGCGAAGATGTCCTGAACGCCCTGCCACGCCTGTCGCCAGTCACCCGCGAAGACTCCGACGACTATCTCGATGACGCCCCGGATGACCTGAATGACGCCCTTAAATACATCAATGATGGTGTCAAGTATGGGCTTCAGTACATTGGCAACCACGGACACGATGACTTTGATCGCGCCCAGCAACAGGCCGCCGATCAGGGCAACGAGTGGAGAGATTGCAGTCCACAGGTGCGTGATGATCGTCCAGATGTTCGTGAATGCCTGCTTCAGATTACCGAAGACTGGCCCGAACTTTTGGAGCTCAGGACCAATCTCGTTCCAGATCTTTTTGCCGGCTTCGACAATGACTGCAAAGATCTTGGTAATGTCTGGCTGGAACAACTTAAAGATTGCGACGACGCCATCCCACCAGCCCTTCAGTGTATCGCCGAGTCCACTAAACATCCCAAGGAAACCGTTTATCAGACTCGAGGGATCAAAGAAGCTCGCTCCGGCGACGATGCCACTCCATGCAGACTTGAGTAGGTTCCCAATAGGAGCCAGGACTGGACCGACGTTCGTCTCCATCCATTTCCAGCCCTTATTCCAAGCGTTCTTGATCGGCGCGAACATATCAATGTTGCCGAACGCCTTACTCATGTCCTTGGTGTTCTGCTTTACCCACTCATCAATCGCTTTAGACTGATCCTTACCTAAGTCAGAAGGCTTCTGGCCTGGTAGGAGTTCTCGACCAATCTTTTTACCAGTACCACCGACGTCAGGGAAATTACCCAAAGCCGAATCAACAAAGTTCTGACCACCGGGAGTCAGAACGAGCTTTTTGGCCTTTTTGGCTTTCTTGGCTGTGTCCGCTGCGCTGGCTGCGCTTCCCATGTCATGCAGTGATGAGGTAATCTCATCTACCAAGTTTTTTGTCTGCTGATAGGTGTCATTGAGCGTCTTGAGCTTTGCGTTCTCTGTGTCGTAAGATGCACTAACTGCATCGCGGGCTGCGGTAAGCCTGTCAACAACAGTCTTTTGTGCATCGACCGCAGCGGTCGCCGCGTCAATCGAAGGCTGCATGGCGTTCATAGCGCCCTGCTCCTTCTGTACTCCGGCGATAATCTCACTGAAGGGCAGTTCTTTCATCGACCCAGTGAGATCCGTAACCTGCTTTTGCAGCGGGCCGAACTTCAATGCATTCTCGAGATCCAGCTTTTGAGCAGCGACTCCAAGCGCATCGAGCTGATTCTGCAGTGCTTGCAATGGTGCAGCATTGTTATCAACCGCAACCTGCTGTGCCTGTAGTGCCTTAATCTGTGCGTCGATAGGTCCAGTGATGTCTGACCCGGCACCAGCCATACGAAGATCAGTAGACTTTGCCGAGAGCATCTCGATATCACCTTGTAGAGCGGCATACTTAGCGCGCAGTTTATCAAGGTTCTGTGTTGATCCCATGTCAAGCATTCGCAGCTGCAGTGCTTTCTGTGCCTGGTCATTGGCCCAGATTGCGTCATTCATAGCCTTCATGCCTTGAATAGGAGCGTTCGCGTAACCCTCCATAGCAGCCTTGTGTGCATCATAGGCAGTAGTCAGAGAGTCAAGATGCTTCTGCAGTCCATCAAGTGTTTTGCTCTGTGTATCTAGGGCTTTGTTCGCCGCGTCGAGCTTAAGCTGCCAAGCGTCAACTACTCTTTGCTGACCATCGACAGCAGCCTTCTGTACGTTCAGCAGGCTGTTCATACGACCAAGGTCACCAATAAGCGTGTTGAACATTGGCAACATGCTTGGCAAACTCTTGGTGACGTTAGCCAACTCGTCAGCAAATCCACCGCTTCCACCAGATGATACAAGACCACCAGAGGCCGCCTTGTATGCGTCGAGGTGCTGCGTTGCCTTAGCAAGTGGATTAGTCTTACCTACAGCTTTGTGCTCAGCCTTAACAACCCTCATGCCACCCTTGACATTGTCAACCAGTGACGGACTGTGTCGCTGGAAGGGATTAAGATATGACATGAACTCGCGAACCTTCAGAGCTGCTGTCCGAACAATATTGACAACTGACATAAAGGCGCTTGTAATACCCTGCGGCAATCTCCAGAAAGCCTTTTCAATGTTGTCAACAATGCTGTTAAAAAAGTCTACCAGTGGTCTGAAGGCTCCAGCGATGGCGACGACGTTACTGTTGAACCAATCAACAATACTGAACCAGACATCCTTGATCTGAGTGCGGAACGAGTACATCAGTCCAAGGATTATGCTGATTATCAATCCCCACAAGCCTAACGCCTTAAGACCAATCGCTCTGATCGCGGTCAGTATCCCCTCACCCATAAGCCTCCAGATACCGAGGATCGTTCCACCCATCCACTGAAATGCCCTTGCGATTGCTGGTCCAATACCTCTTACGAAGGCGAGAATCTTTGGACCAATTCCAGCAAAGCCGGTAACAACTGCTGGGCCGACTGTTGCAATCTCTGCGCCTGCGAGTGCAACCGCGCCCGCCATCTCCTGTGTTGCTGCAGTTACTATAACTGCCATCTCGATCGCGCCGGCCTCTATGGCAGTTGTGGTGACCCACCACTCCCCCTCAAGTATAACCTCAGCGGCACCTGAAATAGCAGTCATCTCAGCCCACATTGCAGTCCATGTGGTAACAAGTGCAGTACTGAGTCCAGTCTCTATCGCAAGCATCTGGCCGGAGAGTGTTGCCCAGAAAGTCATCAGGTATTCGTTTATCACCACAAGAGATGCAGCAGTAGCACCTTCGATGGCTGCCCACATAGCAACCCAAGATGTGAACAGTGCTACGCCTGCCGCATCCCATATCACCACCAGTTCAGTACTGTAACCTGTAGTAATTCCGAGAAGATTCGTATAAAGAACCGTCCAACCGGTCAGCCAGTATTCATGCAAAGCAATCAAAAAGGCTTCCAGCGTCGTTCCAGTGCCTGCCCATATCCTGACAAGATCAGTACTGAATACAGTCGTAACACCTAGAAGGTCAGTGTAAACTACACTCCAACCTGTTATCAGGTACTCGTGAAGTGCTGTCACGACTGTCTCGATACCGACTGTAACTTCTTCCCACGAACCGATCACTGCAGTCGTAGTAGCCTGTGTAGAGAGTACCAACTCTTTGCCGGTAGCATCTACTGTTGCAACCTCAACGGCAGACCCACTGAATAGGCTTGTGAAAAGAGCGCCAATACCTGCAATAGCAGCCTTGACTCCACTCCAAACCATACTCGCCATTGACTTAACAGCATTGCCGATACCAGAAAGACCAATCCAAATCAACCTAAATGGAGCAGATGCGAGCTTCCAAAGTCCAGTCATCAGCCAGCCGATGACCTTAGTTGCATTACCTGCCCACTTAAAGATGAATCCAAGCATGGTCTTAAAAGATCCGAGGTAACGAAGCAGTGGACCAAGTACTGCAAGACCAAGTAATGAGACGCCGATAAACTTCTGAAGCGAAGGGTTGAGATTCTGGAACCACTTGAACAGATTGACCAGCTCTCCAGCCAGTCCTACGATGATCGGCAGTAGCGGCTGGATGACATCAGTCATCATGTTCTGCAGGTTTGTCTTGATGATTTCAAGTTTACGAGGGTTCGAGTCAAGAACCATATTAAGCTCTGCAGTTCTCTGCTTCAGGTTCAAAGAAGATTTGGCAGTGCTATCAAGTGACTTGTGGTAGTAGCCAGTCTTGTTATTCACGTCAGTCAAAAGAACAATCAACTTGTTCATCTGGAACCGGCTGCCAAGCGTCGTCGACACGACGATTTTTTGCTTGTCTGACAAGTTCTTGTACTTACCAGCAAGGAACTCGATCTGCTGAGAACCATTCATAGCCTGCCAAGAGGCTGCCTTGACGTTGATTCCAAACAGACCCATGACCTGTGCAGCCTCCTTAGTGGGAGACATGAGGCGCGAGATGATCGTCTTGATTGCGTTACCTGCCATCGCAGCCCCGCCTGCTGCGGGAACGAGTGCCGCCATCATGGCAGCCAAGTGACGCACATCAATACCAGCAGCTCGGGCTACGCCTGCAGCACGCTGAAAACCTTGCACCAGCCCCTGCATAGTGATACCAGTCTGGTTCTCTACCATATTCAAGACGTCGATAGTCTGCGACAACTCTTCGATCGACTGACCATACTGCGCCTGAATAGAAATCAGTGCGGTAGTAGCCTCAGCCTGACTCATCTCACCAAGGATCATCGTCTCCATAGTGAGTTTTGTAGCCTTGGCTAACGCAATACCTGATGATCCAGCGGCTGCCCAGTCTGCCGCGATGTTGGTTGTATCTGCCCTTGAGATACCAAACTGGTTTGACAGAGCTTCGAACGCCTTGCCGAGACTGACAATTTCTTTTTTGTAGAACGTTGCTCCGTTGGTTGAGTCACCGTAAACCTTTTTGACACGAACCATCGCGGCCTCGTTGTCAAGCGCCCACTTCGCTGCTAATCCACCTGCCAAGACAAGTGGGTAGGTAAAGTTCATCATCAGCATACGACCTGCATACTGAGTTGACATGCCCCACTTGGTCATCGCAGAGCCCATAGTAGACAAGCGAGTCGACATCGCCTGACCTGCTTTATTGGCTGCGACAGAACCTGCTATTGAACCAGACGATACAGCTGCTTCAGCGGCCCTGAGTTTTGCGAGCTCCCCCATAGCCTGAGCAGTCATCACACGGACCTGAATGTTCAAGTAGGCGTTAATAACGATACCCCAGACTTTGTAGTCTAAACTGGGCCTCGCATGTGCCCGACACGTAAGACTGATTATACAGGAGTGCCCCCCATACGCAAGCATGAGAGGCACTCCGGTTACCGATTGCGCGCTTGGTTCTTTGCTTTTCGAGCTTCTCGGTCCCTATCGGCTTCATCTTTCTCTTGCTTCGCGGCCTCATAAGAGTTTCGCGCTGAGAAAATCATCTGAAACCCGTCCAGCAAACGAGGGTCTTGGGCGTATATCCCACCCGGTTCTGGAAGGTGCGCCCACTTCATACTTTCACACAGGACGAACATTCTCAGGATCGGATGGGCGTTCGTGACTGATCCGCCGCTAACGAACTCCTCTACTTGCTGGACGAACTCGCTTCCCCCGACTCACGCGCCTCTGCAGCCTTTCGCAACTCACCGAGGTTCTCGAGCTCACGGTCGATGTCCTCGACGCTCATGTCTGTCATCAGCCAAGGATTGGCCTTGCGGATTGCCACCTCGAGCTCTTCAATGAGCTTCGGGTTCGCGAGCTCCAGAAAGTCGGAAAGCGCCTTGTTGCCGAACGGGATTGGGTCGCCATTGCCGCCGCGAACGAGGTTCCAACCGCTTACACTCTGATTGATCAGAATGTGACGCTCGAGACTCGGGTCCACCTTCATTCGGGCGTTACCCGACTGACGCTCAAGAATGAGATCGCGCTGGGTGAGCTTCTGGAACTTGGCTTTTTTGCCCTCATTCATCACCTCGAACTGAATGTAGGTGATGCCGTCGGGGAAGGTGAAGCGCTCACTGCTCGCGAAGCCGAAGTAGTCCATCTGCATCGGTGCGACTGGAGTGTCAGATGCTGGTTTCATGGGGACGTCAAGTGATACCATTGTTGTAACCTGTGACCCTTTCTTAGGTCTATGGGTTCTCTCTGTGGGGGTGTTGCCGGTGGCCCATACCCACTAGAGAGTGGATACGGGCCACCGTGGAACGAGTGCTACATGATAGTTGCGCCGGTGACTCCCGTCTTGAGAACCGCCGTGATGATCGAAGTTCCGACTACTGGACGAACCGCTGTGCCAGCGACATCATCTTCGATGATGTCATCACCCGAGGGGCCGAAGCTGTACGGCTTCAGGACGAAGTTCGGAATGGTGATCGTGAGGGTGTACTTGGTGCCAGTCGGAGTCGCACCGACCACATCCTCGTAGGTGGTCATGGTGATGACCAGTGGAGCGTGAGTCACGATTCCGCCGGGGGAGGTGGACGCCGCCAAGCCGTAGGTCGCCTGACGCCACAGGGCGCTGGAGATCTCACGAATGTTGAAGGTTGCGCCGATCTCACGGCGCTTAGCAGTCAGGTCACCGAGGTAGAACGATCCGAGTCGGAAGTCCTTGTCGTCGAAGTTGTTGTTGATGTCCAACGTGAACTTTTTGGCAGGCAGTGCTACCGAGTTGTACGTCAGTGCAACGTTGGTGCCGACGAACATCGGAGTCTGATCCATCTTGACTGAAGCAACTGTCTTGGTTGCACCAGCGACCTGCTTGTCGGAGATGAGGCCGACCTTGCAAGTCAGGTAACCGTTCGCGTCCGACTCAAGGTGGAACGTATTGACAACTGCGTCGGTGTAGTTGTACGTCTCCAGCGTGCCACCGATGTTCTCCTCAATGGAGAGGTATGGCAGAACACCTGAGTCAAGCGGCGTGATGGTATGGGTCGTCAAACCAGTGAGAGTGACTGGCGCTGCAGCGACTCCGAGACATGCCTTCAGGAAGGTCGCCATCGCATCCGTGCGTGCGTAGAAGTCATAGTCCCCTGCCCAAGAGACGGCCCCGAGGTAGCCATCGACTACGTCTCGACCACCACCGATCTCGGGGTCTGCGATGAGCAGATCGCGGTTGCTCCCCATCGAACCAGACTTGATCTTGACGCCAACACCAGCGGTTCCTGTGTCAGCATTGTACGTGCCTTGAATGGCCTGGCTGCGAACAATGATCTGGCCAGACTGCGAAGAAAATCCCATGTCTCAGTTCCTCCTTACTTCGTCGAGTCGGAGCTGGCAGCCGTGGCTGCTTTCTCTGCAGCCTTCTGCTGCGCGACAGCAACCGCCATGTCGTCCTTTGCGGCCTGCAGGGGAGCATCTACTCCACCCTTGACTGCACTGACCTTGCTGTCGGCGAGGGCTGCAGCAAGCTGCATCTCCAGCCGAACTCGCTCCACGTCCAGCTGGGAGGCGACGATGTCGTTCTCCAGGGCCTTCTCGTGAATCTCTCGCTTCGTGTTGGCGTCAGCAACCTGCTGACGAAGCTCCACGACCTTGTCTTTCTTCTGCTGCAACTCTTCGTCAGTGGTGGGCACTAGACAGTCTCCGTTTCAAGCCAGAACTCGAGTGTGGACAAATACAGAAAATCTCCAGCGATCTCGTTACTGAAGTAACGCTGGTTCGTGATTCCGAACCTCTGTGTCCGCTCAGTGCTGCCACTCAAAGTGACCGACAGCGCCTGTAATCCTACACGCAAGGGCGTGTCGCGGTACAGCGTAGCCCGAATCAGCTTGGAGAGGACCGAATGGATAGCCAGCCCTCTTTCTTCATCGGTATCCTTCACGAACGCTTGCACGCCGATAAGATACTTTCCTACTGTTGGCTCGCTAGAACCAGAACCATTACCCATCTCTAACGAGTGCTCATCAGGCAACCAGTGTTGCGCGATTATGCCAAACGACTGTTGCGGGTCACTGGCACGAAGTGGGCGCTTGTAACCTCGCAGGTCTGAATCAATAAGACCAATGCGAGTAAACAACAAGTCGACCACATTATTTGGAAAGACCGCCGTGCTGGTGGTAATCACAGCATCATCGACTTAACAAAGAAGCCGGAGAGGGTCGCAAGAATATAAGTCAAGTCCTTTTCGTTCATGCCGAGGACTGGACGTGGTAAAGTCTCAGGGTAATCCTTACCCTGCTGGGCTGTGGTAACCTTGGTCAACAGTGATCCAGTTGGCTCGTTACCCGGCAAAGTAAGGGTCGCACCATTCGCTGGATCAACGAACATTGAGTTCGGAGAGTCTACAATGTACCTTTCAAGCGCGCCCGAGCGCACGTTAATTGGATGCGCTGGACTGTAACCCATGTTCTGTCGAATGTCCTCGGTGTCTGGAGACAGGGGGAGCCACTGTCCAACGACATCGTCACCCTCGTTATCAAAGCGGGCTTTTGCTCTTCCACGAAGATAAGGGTCAGTTGATTCAGTCAAAAAGCCTGCTATCGCACCGGGATTCAGTGCGGTATCGAGACGCATCATCATCGTCTGAACGTTTTGATCCTCGGCGATGAACTGAAAGACTGCCATCAGCCCTCGTTACCCTGCGGGTTGTAATACGGGCCGATATACACGCTCTGACCTTGAGCTGGGTACTTATACATGGGGTTGACGATGCGGTCGTAGAAAGCATCGACTGCAGACTCACTATCCTTGTTTGCTATAATTCCCAGTTTTACTGCGTCTGGACCAGGGCCGAGAGTATTTGTTGTCACACCAGCCAGAATGATGTTACCTTTGACGATTTCGGTTATCGCGTGCTGAGCGCCCTCTTCAAGCGATTGACCATAAGCATGAAGATTCTTACTTTCAACCGATAGGGTCGCGGCCATGATGAGCCGACCCGAGGCAAGATGAGAACAGATACGCTTGAGGAGGAGGGCGACAGGGCGCGGCGTTGGGAGATTGATACTGACTGGCGTGTCATAGACAAAGCCAATCTTAGAGTCGATCTCATCGGATGCGTCATTCACGTACTTCAACGGATCAAGCAGCGCCGAAGTCGATATGTCGCCAAGTAGAAGGTCGGCTACTTCACAATACGTGTTCCCTACGCGAGCCACTGTCGCCCTCCTCTCTCAGTTGAACTGGTAATACAGAGCTACGGACGCTCGTTGTCGCCCGACCTGCCGGGAACGGGATCAACTCCCTGGTAGCCATCCTTGTCAGCCGAGTGATCCGGCTGCAGTACAACGGTACCTCGAAAGGCACCGTAGCCTTCAGTCGACTCTTCCTGACTGATCTCTTCGACCTTGGCCTGCTTGCGACCGGCATCAGGAACTGCCAGCTTCGGCTCTTCGGTCTTCGACTCTTCCTTCTTCGGCTCTGCTGGTTTGTCGGTCATGCCTACTCCTTCTCGTTGTTTTAGTACTTCCAGCCCCCGGTCGCTGAGGCGAGTTTCTGGACCTCAGCGACCGGGGAGTGCAGGGACTACATCGGGTAGAAGCCGCCGACTGTCGTGCCAGACGTGGCCAGAACGTCCATGACGTAGGAGTACTCCATGTACGGAAAGACCGGGAACGCCTTGATGCCTGAACCGCGAACAGTCATCCAGGGATCGCGCGTCTCGTTCTCCCACTCGTACCAGCCACTGGACCAGTTGCCCTCGGGGTGAGGTGCCGTGAGCACCTTACCGAAGCCGATCTGCGTGTCGTCCACGATGCCGAGGTCGTTCTCGTCCGGCAGGAAGATGACCTTGTCGTCGGCGGTGAATCGAGTGTTTGCCCAGGTCGTTGCGCCGATGGCACGAGTACGGTAGTACCCGTCGTAGACGGTGAACTTGACGCCAGTCGCCCGCTCCACGATGGCCAGTGCGCCCTCGGGAGTGTAGCCCGACAGGCCCAGGTACATCGGGTCCAGCGGGATCGAGGTGGTTGCTCCAGCGAGGACCGGCATACCGACGGCTGCCAGGAACTTGTCCGACTTCCACAGGTTGTGAACCGCACGAAGCGAGATGATGGCACGCTTCGGCTTCACGCCGTAGCGGTCATACATCAAGAGCTGCATGGCGATGATGTCACCGATGGGGTCTGACGCTGCAGTTCCCCACAAGCCGCCGGGAGGCGCAACGTCCTGCTGATCAACAGGACGACCGTAGTCGACGGCGAACTTGATCTTGCCGTCGTTGTAGGTGATCTTGCCGGTCTGGAGGGCGGACGTGATGAGCCATTCAATACGGTTGTCGAGCTTGCGCTTGCGAAGCGCATCGTGCCGAGCCAGACGACTCTGGAAGTCATCCACGGTGCGACCGACGAAGTTCAGCGGCAGGTTGCCACCGGAGATCGCGCCAGCAGTTGCCTGCTGAAGGAACAGACCCTCACGGTAGCGAGTGACATCAGAAGCGGTGTACTTGTCCTTGAGGGACCAGTCGATGACTGCGGCGCGACCCGTACCGAACAGCAGCTCGTCCTTCTGAGCAAGCTCAGCCTCTGCGTCCTCGGCGCGTGCCGGGGCCAGACCTTCCTGCAGGCCACCCTTGATGTACTCGAAGATCACATCGTCGGTGGCAACGTCGAGGAACGGCACCAGCTGCAGGCCGATGTGCGAGTTGGGCGGCAGCATCTCGCGGATTGCGCCGAGAGCCACCTCTTTGCGAACAAGGCGATCAAGTGAAACAGCCATTTGAGTGTTCGCTCCTTTCTACTTGAAGAGGATCTGCAGGGACTTGGTGCCGCGCATCGCGTCTGCGGTGGCGTTGGACAGTGGGACGACTGCGCCGGCTGCGTTCGTCTCGAAACACCACGCCTGGACTGCAACGCAGCCATAGACAGCGGCGATCTCAACGTCGCGCTCAATGAGCTGCCACGGGAGGAAGGTGTCATTGATGCCGACGATATTGGCCGCGAGCTGGCGACCGTCGACGAGGCCAGTCAGAACCGAGTATGGGCCGACCTTGCCGATGTCGGCACCGGAGGTGATCTTGGCGAGAACAGTGCCAGGCTGCAAGATCTTTTGGTTTGCGAAGCCGTCGATGGTGACGCCAGGAACAGACGATGCGGCGAGCGTGTATGAGTCAGTGAGAGGCTTCGGGTTTGTGCTCCGAAGGTACTCGTTTCGACCAAACGGGGTACGGATGCCGCCGCCCTTGACGAAGGTGCTCATGCTTGTGTTCTCCTTGTCTTAGAGCTGGAAGGTTGTGTCGAGCTTCATGAGCTCGTTGTACGAGTCGGTCGCCTTGATCTGCTCGACCGGCATCCCGGAGCGCTTGTGCTGCCCCACGATGGCTCGAACGATGTCAAGTCGCTCGTCCTGCTGCCCGGCATCACCATTGAGGTTGGTGTTGCCGCCGGTGTGGTTGCCAAGCAGGGGAAGAGTGACTGCAACGTCCCACGTCGCCGTCCAGCCTTCGTACTGAGCGTCGGACAGGCTTGCGACGAACGTCTCAAGACCACCGATCTGTGCGGCACCGATCGTGTTACTGCTCGCCAGAGAAGCAACGAAGTTTTTGCGCGCTGCCGACTTGGTTTCCGTCTGGAAACCCTCCAGCGTTGCGATGTAGGTCTTGATGGCAGTTGCATCAGTCACCTGGACTCCGGCGATGTTCACAACAAGCTCACCAGCCTTGTTGCTGGGGGTGATGCCGAGCTTCGCAGCGGCAGACTCAGCTGCCTTGGCAGCCTCAATCGCCTCGCGCTCTGCCTTGTCGTCTGCGAGGGCCTTGGCGACTGCGTCGTCAACGACCTTTTTCGCGGCAGCTTCGGTCGCCAACTGCTCGGCGGCCAGCTCTTCGGGGGTCTTCGGCATGTGAGCCTCCTTGACTCTATTGGAAAGCACACGCTCACGGACTGATTCCGGAGATGGCGCGTCGCTTCTTCCAGCATGGTTGAAAATGGACAGGTCCCACTTGTTCTTCGCCTTGGTGCCTTCGCCGGAAACTGTGTCAGCCAGACCAGCGTCGACAGCCTCTTGTGCGGTGTACCAAGTTTCTTCTTGCATGAAGGCACGCCAGTCTTCGATCGTACCCCCAGCTCTTTGGGCGTAGATGTCAGCGATGTTGTTTGACAACTTGCCAAGCAGGTTTGCGGTGTCCAGCATGTCCTGCTGGTTCCCCATACAGATAGCACCTGCATCGTGGATCATCATGGTCGCATTACGAGACATGGCAACAGTGTCACCAGCCTGCGCAATGAAGGATGCAGCAGACGCCGCTAAAGAGTCGACAAACACATTGACTGTAGAGGGATGGGCCTTGAGCGCGTTGTAGATCGCTACTGCATCAAAAACCTCACCACCGGGACTGTTCAAATGAAGGTCAATGTTGGCAGTATCAATCGCCATCATCTGCTTCACGAAGTCTTGCGCATTGGTTCCCCACATGCCGATCTCATCATAGATGAGAACTTCAGTGGTCGAGGTATCTTTGGCTTTATTACTGATCTTGAACCAGCTCTTGTCTTCTTCAACATGAGTCATGAGGTCAGTCACAGCGCGCTGGTCGGGGAAAGCCTTGCGGTAGTCCTCCAGGGGGATACTGCCGCGTGCCTTTGGTCTTGTCATGTTGAGTGCACTTTACCCTCTTTGTTGGGTACGAATCAAGCGTGAGCGATGCTATGCTTCTAACGTCAACGGAAGTGGGGACTCGTCTTCTTTCAATGTGGCTTTTCCCGGTGATCTAATGATAACCGTATGCCAGCGCAGACATTCTCTACAATGCAGTTGCACGGTGCCATCCGTTACGAGCACCTCACCATATATTCTGCGCTGCTTAAAGATGCGTACATGGACATACAGTTTTCCATCAGTAATACCGTAGATCGCAAGAAGTGGACCTCGACTACAGAAGCATCGAAGCTCATTCTTAGTCATTGGCGACAAGGACTTAAACTTTTACTTCGAGATCAGAAACCTCATTATCAAGAACTCGCTCAAAAAGTCCCATGAATGAATCAACTGAACTGAACTCAGTTCTACCGAGCGCAACAACATCTTGCACCCAGTTGTCCATGCGCTCGTAGATCATGGTGGACACGTCAATAGGAGAATCGACTCCTTCTGCCGCTAAAGCTCTCTCGAACTTACGCTTGTAGCCCATATTCACCTTCAGATCACCGTCGAAACGGTTATCTCTGAACGCAGCCTCTATCTGGCCACGCACCCGGCTAGCGATTTCTTCAACCGTGGCATTGACCGTGGACATAGAGGCACGAGCGTTCCCCTTACCGGGCGACGCTGGGGCCTTGCCGGGGTCGGTTTTGGGCTTGCCCGGCGCTTTCTTCGCAGGGGCAGGAGCTGGCGCGTTCGGGTCTGCCGGAGGCGCGTTCGGGTCAGCCGGAGCCGCTGGCGGTGCCAGCGTCTGCTTGACTTCAGTCAGTGTCATTCCAACCATCTGACCAAGTTCGGTTGTGTCAACCTTGACCGTACCCTTATTGACCATCGCTGTCAGCATCGAGGAAAGCATCTCACCCGAGGTGTTCCCCATCTTGCGGAAGACAATTTTCGCACGAGGCGCGTTTGGTCCGAAGTTATAGTCAACCATCTTGGACAATACATACTTGTCAAGATATGTCTTGCGGTCATCGTTCATTGCGTTCAGCATCCACAGGTACATCTGCATGTGACCCTGGCCGAGGCTATATGAACCAACATCGGCAGTACGCAACAGAAGGATCGGCGTGAACAGACCAATCGAGATCTCTTCATCCAGCCGCGTCATGTACCTCTCGAAGTCAGCACCACGCATCTGAGACTCAAGATACTCGATACTGTAGTCGAAGCTCGGCTTGCCCGATCCATCGGACTGCTGACGATCGTTCGGCAGAACTACTGCTGACCTCGACCGCAACTGCTGAAGGAGATTGAGCATGAAGGTTGATCCGTTGACTTGCTTGCCGTTGACTGCAACCTCTTCGTCGTAAGGAGCACGCCCAATAGGAGTGGGCTCACCGAAACGCTCGTAATACCTGTTTGCGAACAGGTGAAGAAGAATGGAAAAGAACCAGCTCTGGAAAGCGGGACGAAGGAGCTTTCGTCCATAATGGTCTCCATTCTCCATAAGCATTGGATACCACAAGCTATTCTCTGGAGGTATCGGCCATCCGGCAAACCACTGCTTGATGCCGTCATATACCTTGAACTTGGGAGGCGTGCGACCTGGAGGTGCCCAGCCCGGAACTTCTTTCCAATGGACTCGGCAATCCTCGGGAATTAGATCTTTGACCTTGCCAAGGATGATCTTCTGGTCGTGAATGTCATTGTCCCACTCAAGCGCACTTGGCGAGTACCCAGCCCAGTTTGCCGTACTCAAGGCACGATTGAGTCCAGTCCAGTTATTTTTGATCTGCTCTCCACAAAAATCTGCGATGGACTTGTTATCGCACTCGATGTGAAAATCAGACTGGTGTTGCATGAAGCTCAGCACAGCCAATGATGCGTTCACCTGATAGTGGTCACGCATTCCACGAAAGTCAGCAAGGGTCAACTTACTGAGGTCAAACTGAACTACTCCCCCACCGGGTAGTGTTGCATACTGAATATCAGGTCCAGACCACTGACCGAACGACTCACCCAGCTTTGGAGGAGAAGCCTTCTTGTTGAAGTAAAAGTCTTGAATCGGCTGACCATCCGGTCCCAAAAGTCCACCTGCAAGAGCGCTCACTACTACCTCTGTTTCTTCGGTCGGAGGTGATTAGGAATAGCAAGTCCCATACTCCCACCGACGACAGGTGGCATCGGAGCCTGTAGTCCGAAACCTGTGCCAGGGAAAGGAATTACTGTGCCTTCTGTTCCGGTCGATTGAAATGACTCGCTGATATCAAAGTCTTCACTGACTGACGTTGCTCTGATAGATGTTACACCTCTGCGGTATGTCCTGTCACCCATGAGGGTCGAGCACACTCCGGCCATAGCGTCCGCTAAGTCTTTCGAGCCGCCTACTGGGTGGTCAATCTTCTTGCCGGTGTCAGTCAACTCCATGAGCTCTTGAACGGCAACCTCAACTAGTTTGTCGTCACCCGACTTAATGTACGTCTTGTATGGAGGAAAATCTATCCGACGCTCATAGATCGCTTCGCGGAGGTCTTCGTAGGGAAGAGTACTCTTATCAACAGATAGATAGTCAACGCGATACTTTTTCTTACGAAGTTGCTGCATAGTATCTGTAGACTGAAATCCGTCCATCGTAACCGAGTAGATTCTAAAACCACGATCTTCTTTGAGCTCATAGAGTATGCGCCGCACATCGGAGAGGAGTATCTCAGTTCCAGGCCGTGCGCGAATTCGGACAAGACAGTCGATGACAATATGAGGCTTCTTCTCGCCATCAATCTCAATGACTGCATCAACATACCCCATCGCAAGTCCGAGTGCATCGCCATCCCCAGAAGTCGCTATGTCAATATGACAGTGACGCTTGCGTGGATCGCCAGTTCCTTGAAACCAAGGTTGAAACTGTACTCGAGTTGGCGATTCCATACATGGTGACTGATCGCCATGTGTTTCTATCCAGCGCTCACGACACTCCTCAATGCGATCCACAAGGCTAATGAAAGGATCAGATACAGCAGGAGGAATACCAGCAAGGTCACGCAAAGCCTTTTCAGGAGCGTTCTGAAACTGAAGTTTATAAGCATTAGGAACCTCGATGAGGTTTTTATTGACCACCATGTCTGCAACCAGTGATGGTATAATCGACTTGCGTTTCGTGTCATACCAGAACGAATCACGAACACCTTTTCGAGTATAGCGATGCCAGCCTAAAGACTCCCAAATCGTCATTCGCACAACGTAAGCCTTGGGGTCTTCTAAAAACTCTTTGTACTTGCGAGCCGCGAACCCGGTTCCCTTCTTCATCTGACCGATGCAGATAATGAGACCCTTATGTCCAGCCTCACTTCCGTCCTCTGCGAAGTCAGTAAATCGAGATGCGATACGAGAGTTGATCGTGTCGTAGCCGACGTCTGCATAGTCCTTATTATCAGTGACTTGATGCGAGTCCATCTCATCAAGAATGCCGGCGAGGATATTGTAACCCTCAAAGGTTGTTTCAGAACTGTCGCCAGGAAGAATCCAAATGTCCTTGTTGAATCTGATCTGCTTTGTGTACTTCGGATCATGAGGGTAGTTATTGATGAACCAATCACTGTACTTAATGCGAGCAAAGATGTCACCGAATACAACTTCGGATGCCTGCTTCGCGCTGGTCGACATCTGCATAAAAGCAATACGAGAGCCAGGAAGCAGATCAAAAAAGTCTTGGGGGTCGCGCAGGCACAATACCCAGTGCGCCATGTACGGCAATGCAATACTGGCAAAGGTGGTCTTGCCGATGCCGATACCACCAGTAACTAGCGCTCGCTCATAATTCCCGATGCGAGATCCGTTTACCTCTTTACCGAAGATATCGACAAGCGCCTTTAGTAGACCCGGTCGTATCTTACTCTCGATGTCGAGATAACCCTCTCCAAGAAACTCTTTGATGGACGCGGGCTTCTCTTCAAAAGCTGGATGTGCAATCAGCCAGACTGCTTCTTCGGCAACCTTCTTTGCATCAAAACTCATGCCGGAATCCACTGACCCTGTCGAATGAATCCATGCGTCTTGCAACTATGACAGAGGATTGAAGGAGTGACAGTCAGAGGATCTGTCTGAGTAACTGCCCAGCCTATCGACGCATTGATAGGCAGTAACGTCTCAGTTCTATCTGGAATCAGTGCGCCATCTTCGCCAAGGTAACTGAAGCAGTCATGTATCCACCAGAAGTGAACTCCGTCTTCATCCATACGAAACGTCGGAGCAGTCATTTCTTTTCCTTGATGCGTAGACACCTGTGAGTTACACCGCCGACACCCACCTGCGCAGTAAGGAATCCCTCACCATTAGCATGAGTGTGAGTAAGTCTCGGAACACAAGTGAACTGAACTGTGTAGGCCGTTCCGCACAGTGGACACTTAATGTCTATTCGTGCCGGAGGAGCAGTCATTCGTTCACGACGGAACTTTGCACCGGGGGCTCAAGAGCCTTACGCTGCATCTCTGGACTGGCCATACCTTCCATGACGCCTTGAATCATCTCCGGTGTGATATTCTCACGCTTGATGCCCTGCATCTCCAGAGCACGAACAGCCTCCGCGACAAACTGACGCGGATTACCCGCTGAGATCTGTGCCGCACCATTGCCTCCGATCTGTACATTCAACTTCGGACTTGCGAACCGCATGGGGTCAATCATCTTTGCGAGCTTTACTGCCTGTTCGAAGACCTGATTCATCATCTTCGTAACCTCAGGATTCAGCTCGTCGAAGGTTTCCTCGTCCGACAATCCCCGCTCAAGTCGCTTGGTGTTCGCGGCCATGAGGACACCCATACCGTCGATGATCGTATCCGCGTTACGGCTGCGGAAAAACTTAGACAACTCTACTGGCTCGGCTCCAGGCACAGAACACACCGCCCCGTCTCTGTAGTACTTGCATTGATTGGCGAGAGAACAGGTATTGCAGAGAAACTTGTCGCCCTCTTTTTTACCCTGAACTGCCTTAGTAAAAGGTGACACCGTTGTTGACGGTTTGTGATCTGTGTCACTCGAAGTGATGTCAGGCTTACTTCCGTCTGCTCGGGTTCGGAACTTATACAGCTCCATGTAATGCTCGCCAGCCCACACAGCAGACTTGATATTGAACAAGCATCTGTTACGAGGTATCTCAAGTTCGACAGGCTTGAATCCCATCGAGCTTGCCCACTGAGGATGCTGGGCTACCTTGAGGTAGGTCTCTTCATTTCCAGACGGTAGATGAACTCTGCCACCTTTTGCAGCAGCGCGTGGCTCAACATCAGCAGACCTAAACCCCAGGCCGAAAGCAAACTTGTACGAATAGAGCCCGTGTACGTGGATGATGGCATCTGGATAGTCCTCCTGAAGTTCTTTGATCTTCTTGATGAAAGAACGTCCCGGTCCAGTGTTGCCATTTGGGAGCTCGGTAATGACGACTCGATGTTCTTGTCCAAAGACTGGACGCTCGTCGGTTGGTACTCTTTTATCAAGACATGCTTCATGCGACTCCCCCGCAGGATTCTGGAGCATGTCTTCAAGAAGTTCTAAGTCTTCCCCGTACATCCATGTCGGGTAAACCGCTTTGGGACGGTCAATTCCGTGATCTGCATCAAGCTCTGCCGTGCCTTGATCCCCAACAAGAAGGAGACGCCAAGGATAAGTTCGTCCGAAGTATAGAGAGGCGTGCTTCTCGGGGTCGATATGCTTCTTAATAAGAAGCCCTCGATCCCAAGCAATTTTGTACTCACCACACTCAACCAGCTCGCGAATGTAATTGTTTGGATTTCTATAATCGGAACCATGTTTCAGTTGACATGGCTCCTAGATCACCACCTTGAGTGGAAAGATTGGTGAAACACTAAACGGCCATTTTGCTGCTTTGCTGCAATTACAGTGAGTACAGGCCGGGCGTAAATTAGACAACATCTCTGGTCCACCCTTTGATATAGGTTTTACGTGATCCACTGCTTCAAAAGGTCGAACTTTACAGATCCAGCATAATCCACTCCACATGGACATGCGATCAGCAAATTGTTCCGCAGTGTAGAGAACTACCACTACAGCCTTTTCTGCAGCTCTTCTTTTTCGACGACGCTCGCCTGCTGTGACAGGACTACAAGGATATTCAGATGCAACTACTAAGTATTGAGCGTAATTCCACAGTCGCCATTCCGCACTACGAGCTTTTATTTCTTCCTTGTTTCTGATGTAATACTCAGCATCACGTTTCTTCATCGCCGCAGCGTTTTTAAGTTTGTATTCAGCATTGTAAACCTTTACACAATGCTTACATTTCGAGCTCAGGTTGTATCTTCTCGAACCATCAAAATAAAAGTCAGAGTAAGGTTTAGACTCTTTACACCTGCTACATTTCTGCAACGCAGGAATCAACAGCTCAGTACTCATTACACCTCCTCTATGCAAGATACGTTACTAGGGTATGGAACGCAAGCAAGGACCATGTCTTCAAAATGACACAGGATTCATTCTACTGGTGCTGTCTTCTGCTTTTGCAAACTAGGCTAAAGAACAAATTACCTCACCGCGCCGATAACGTTTTGGGCGCTATCGGCATGGAGGCCATGCTTGACACCCCTACAGGGATGGGATAAAGTTACCACTAGCGTCTTCAGGCCGCCGACTACGGCCACACACTCCCGAGTACAACTGGAGCCTTCTTGTCCGACAACGCTCTCGCTGATCAAATTGCCAAACGCTATATAGCGCGGCGAGACGTGAAAGCTGTACAACACAAAGACGGATCTTGGAGCCCGCACACCAAGTCGGGCAAGCATGATGGGGAACGGATACCCTGGGGAAGAGCTGACCTCAACGCTCACCTTGCTGGATCAAGTACGTTCGGTCATTACCTGCTGGATACAGACTCAACGACCAAACTGTTCGCCTTTGATATCGACCTCGAACAGTGGAAGCCAACTGAACCTGACCGCAAGTTCTACTACCCCGAAGGCTGGGGGAAAGACCCTCTAGAAGAAAAGGATAGTCCAGACTATCCTTCTTATGCCCCGCTTTTGTTCGATCCAAGATTAGCCTGGCAAGATAGACGCCACCCGAGCCGCTCATGGCTGAAGTATCAGATGAAGATGATTGCCCATGAGCTTACGGTAGTCATCGAGCGTGACCTTGAGTTGCCCTGTGCGGTCGCATATAGCGGCGGCAAGGGCGTGCATGTGTATGGCTTTTGCGGCAAGGTCCCAGCTGCCGAAGCAATCGAAGGTGCTCACATTGTCCTCGACACTCTCGGTCACTGGCGAGCATCGCGGGGAACAAACTTCTATAAGGACACCAACGAGGACGTTCTGCGTGGTTTCCAAAACTTCTGCATTGAGGTATTCCCGAAGCAAACGACAATGACCGATGATTCACTAGGGAACTTGATGCGCTTACCTCTAGGACGCAATATGAAAAGCACCGACCCGACCTTCTTTATCGACATGACCTCGCCGATGGGAGTTATGGCCCCCGTTGACCCCATGCACGCGCTTGCTGGTAACCCTTGGAAGCGTTACGGAGAATGAGTGCCGAGGGGGGCACTAATACAACCTTCAAGCGCAAGTTGGCCGAGCGAAAGGCCGCTGCGCAGGCAGAACTTGCCCGAATACTGAAAGAAAGAGGCGCAGACCCCGCCGTAGTACTCGAAAAGCATGACGACGACCTAGTCCCTGATGAACCTTTCTCTCTTACGGATACAGACCGTGAGATGGATAGAATTGTCGGGGGCATTGACATTCTCGACGCTTATTCGCGCTGGTGCGGAAAGATGACACCGAAAGTCAAGAATGGCCAGCGCGAATCCATTATGATCAGTTGCCCCAAGCCCTCGCATCCAGACAAGAAGCCGAGCGCTTGGATCAACCTTGACGATCAAGTATGGTTCTGTGGAGGCTGCCAGGAAGGCGGCGACGCCCACGACATCGCTGCATACCACTTCGGATTCTCAGCACCGGAGTACAAATCAGGAGCAAAGTTCCATGAACTCAGACGCGAAATGGCAAAAGACTTTGGATTCACCTTCACAACACTCCCTGGAGGTGTTATCGTTGTTGAGCCTCCTTCAACAGAGTCAGAAGAGGAGGGAGAAGAAGATGCGGAGGCAAGTACTGGTGTTTCGACTGCAGGTAGCACTGTTCCTGCTGGTACTGTTTCTACTCCCGAGCCTGGGACTGATGCTGACGTAATCAAGATGTTCGAGAGTGACATGGATAGCAATATCCTCATTCCAACTCTCGATTGGCAGTCGATCGTCCCAAAGGATACCTTCCTCGACACCTATATGAGGGTAACTTCACTCGATGATGTCGCAGAAGAGTATCACTTCTTCAATGGACTTCTCGCCTTGGGCTTCGCCCTGGGGCGAGATGTTCGTCTTGATGACACTCTTCCGGTCTATGCTAACCTGTTCGTCTGTACATTGGGCCATTCGGGATCAGGTAAGTCAAAAGCGCGTTACCATCTCGACTCATTGCTTACCGACGCGCTTCCTCACGTCTGGAGTGACGAGAACAGTAAGGGTGTTCGGAAAATCTCGTCACCCGGCTCAGCAGAAGTACTGATCCACAACTTCCAGAAGCCAGTTACTGACCCAGCGAACCCGAAGGTGGTTCTGTACAATGCACCTGTTCGTGGAATCGTTGACTTCAGTGAGCTCAGTGCGCTAACTGGTCGATCAGGACGTATTGGAAACGTCATCGTTCCAACCTTAATGCAGTTCTATGACATGGAGAACCTTATCTCCACCAGTTCAATGTCAACCGGCATTAAAGAAGCTGCACTGCCGTTTGCCAGCGCACTTACGACGACCCAGCCGCGTGCATTGAAAGATCTACTTAGCAAGTCCGACGTGGCTAACGGCTTCTTGAACAGATGGATCTTCGTATCTGGAAACGACAAGCGCAAAGTCGCTGTCGGGGCCGCGAGGATCGACATTACACCGGCGATTGCTCCACTTCAGAAAGTCTTTGCGTGGGCTGGTGCGTTTGGCCCGGACGAGTTTATGACATGGAGCCAAGAAGCAGTAATGCGCTTCACGGAGTTCTTCCATTCAACTATCTGGCCGGCACAGCGCGAAGACACAAGCACTGACCTACTGACACGTACCGACCTGCTGATGAAAAAGCTGATCCTACTCTTCACTGCGAACCTCAAACTCAAAGAGGTTCCAATCGAGTGTGTTGAGCAGGCGATTGCCTGTTGGGATTACATCATCGGCTCGTATGCAATACCTGCTGACGAGATTGGCAACACACTTGGCAGTGAGATCAGCGAGGCAGTTATGAACGTTGCCCGCAAGCAGTACAAGCTCAACAAAAAGGGCGTGACACTTAATCAGGTGGCGCGATCTCTGGCGAAGCGAAAGTATCCCCACGAGATGCTACTCAAAACCTGCGAAAGTCTTGTTAAACTTGACTACCTTGTGGTTGTCAAGTCGCCAGCTGGCATGAGGGGTCGTCCGACAGTCCGATACAAGATAGTGGGGGCATGACAGATGAAGTTCTCAGACCTACCGAAGGATGTACAGGATGAACTCCTCAGTCCCAAGTACTGGCAAAGAAAACACTACTCCCGTGGGACTTACGCATTTGGTTGCCACGGGCCGCTCTGTCGTAAGGCTGAAAGGGACCGTTCTCACGGACGCTACGAAGACAGAGTTCGAGCAAATGGCAAAGGATACACAGCCGTCCTCAATGCCCGCATCTCGGCGGAAGAAGAGCAAGCCCTCCAAGAAATCATCGACTGGTACCAAGGAGAGCGAGTAGATAGGACAGCCTGGCTGCGAAAACTGATCACAATGGCGGTCACATAACCCTCTCTCTAATCCGTTTGCGGTGGTTGTGTCTAGTGAATCAAGAGCAACGCTAGCGCCGGGCGCATGGGTCGCCAAGGGGGCGTCTAGCCACCCGATCCCCCAGCGATTGCTTGACTATCCGGTGTAAGTGGAAAGATGAGACAAAAGACCCCATTGTGCAGACATCGCGGCCAAGAGTATGGGCTGAAAGGTATCGCTGGTAGTGTTCGCAGGAAGAACGTACACTGTCGGATCAGACGCCATCAGCCATGCCGCTGAATCTTGCCACGCAACTGCGTTGCGAATAATACCCTTAGCGAAAGCAACCTGCATGACGAGGTCGGGAGTTCCAGGGGTTAGATTGGCGGTAATTACTCCACGCGCCTGATAAACCAGTGCAGCTAGACACTGATCCCTAAACCCTCCAGGCAAATGATCGTTGGCGAAGCCACTTGCAGTTACGAGAACACTTGCCATTTACTTCTTCTCTCTCTTTAGATAGATCATTAGGCCGCTTGACCCCAGCCTGTAAACCCAGCAGGTGCTGCCACGCCTGGAAGAACCTCTACAAAACAGTAACCATCAGAGTCGGATGGCATTGCACAGACAAAGGATTGAGTTGTCAGTGCAGCTGCTGGTGTTGTCTGATGTGACTGACGTAACTGAACAGTGGCACTGAATGAGTTATCAGAGGTTGTATTGGCACCAAATGAAATCAAAGGAGACGCTCCTCCGTCACTCGAGCCAAAGAACCCAATCGACCCAATAGCAGTTGCAACGTAAGTCAAAGTCTGTGTTGTCTGTCCACTGAACCACTGACCACCAGTAGGAAGACCTGGCGTGATTTGACCAATCGGAGCGGCATTGTTAGCGCCAGTAAGAACATATACTTTCAGACCACAGGGACCAGTAGATGACCAAGTTGATCTAATAGTGGTACTGATGCTACTTGTTACAGTAGCCCAAAAGAATCCACTTTCACATGTGCTTCCGTAACTCTGTTCTGCTGCCTTTGTCCAAGCTGACGTAGAACCTGTAACGGTAGTAATAGCAGCAGTTTTTGCAGAACTGTCATATCCACTGTTCACGCTCACCAAAAGCAGTGAACCTACTGGCGGAGTAAAAGCCACAGTTGTAAGAGTAGCAACAGCAGCAGTAGAAGTTACGCCTGCTGGCGAGGTGGCTATTGCAAGTACCATTATGCAAACACAACTGTAGCAGTCATCTCAGCACCTGCAACAACAGATCCAACCTGATCAATATTGATCGTCACATAGTGACCAGGAGCAACTGCTGTCACGTTTGGTGCAACAGACAAAATAGTTGTCGTACTGACTGCAACTGTTGGACGGTTCGCCTGTGTCGTAAAAGCTGTAGTGCCGTCAATATTGCAGTCCACGATCAGTGGAAGACCTGTCGGTGCAGTAATGACAGAGATTCTAACTTTGGCGATATTGACAGTTACGTTACTGTCGTTGTACCACTTGTTTGCAACCGCGTCAGTCGTAACGGCAAGAGTACCAGACTTCGTAAAGGTCTGTGCTGGAGCCTGTAAAATAACCGGGTCAGCACCACCGGGAGCATGTCTGCTGGCGTGAGTACTTAAAGCAACAGTTATAGCCATCTCTACTCCTAACTGACGGTAATAGTTCCGGTGCCGTCGAGGTTGTCAACAGTTGTAACTGCAGAACTGCCGGTGATTGTAGCCGTGCCGTTTCCGTTATCAGTTAGAATGACGCCAGCTCCAGCACTAAGACGTGAGTCAGTAGTAAGTACAACAGGAACAGTATTGACTGTTAAAGTATTCTTAAAATCCGTCATCAGCCAATCACCACCACACGAAGCGCATTCAGAGCAGGTGCAACAGAGAACACAAAGGTCATGGTATTGACTGTCGCATGAGCAGGATTGGCTCCCATGACCACGGCACCGCCAGTGTTCTCCCACATCTCGTGAGTCACGTCGAGCGTGGCAAGGTTGTGAGTGACTGTGATCGAAGTAGCGGCACCATTACCGATATCGACTGAATATTTCTTTAGTCCAGAGCCGGCTGATGCAGTCAAGTCTGCCTTGGTGGCAGCGTCCTGCGGATTGACACTGTTCGCTAGTCCAGTGATCTTCTTGGCGTTCATTGCAACATCGGCAGTCGGAACTGCCATTGCACTCAACGAGTTGGCAGTAACGCCTGCATCGAAGTCCGAGATTGTGGTGCGAAACTGCGTACCGGTGTGATTGGCTCGAGCCTTGTCGGCAGTGTTCGCTGCTGCCTGCGCTATCGAGACAGGCTTGTTAGCATCGCTCGTGTCGTCAGCGCTAGTCAAGCCAATGTTGCTCTTGCCGAGAACAACTGTCCCTGTCTGTCCGTTGACACTGACGACTGCATCAGTTGGACTATTCAACAGGGTCCAGTTGCCAAGAATTGAAGGATCAGTCGCTGTAAGCATGAAGGTACCAGCGCCATCACTACGAGTAGCGAGGTCGCCAGGCTGTACCTGGCCAGTTGTCAGCGCAAGCATTGCTGCCTGAGATGCGACAACCACTGTTGTTGATAGCGACAGTGCGGGAATCTGTGACGACGGAACGAATCCGCCAACAAGGTCTGCTTTCAGTGCTAAGGCACTAGCTTCTGCTGTTGAGATTGGCTTAGCGGCGTCACTGGTATTGTTGACTGACCCAAGTCCAACCATCGTCGGCGTAATACCTCCGACAGTGCCAGTGAAGGTCGGAGAGGCGATATTGGCTTTTGCTACAATCCCGGCCACGACGCGCAGGTCGGCAGCCGCTGCAAAGTCTGATACAGTTGCTGCGAGCTGGGTTCCAGTGTGGTTACCGCGAGCCTTGGCTGCAGTGTCTGCAGTGGCCTGTGCAGTCGATACTGGCTTTGCAACGTCACTGGTGTTGTCAACACTTCCAAGTCCGACGGTTGCCGACGTCAAACCAGTAACGGTGCCACTGAAAGTCTTATTTCCGGTGAACGTCTCGTTGCCAGCAAGATGCGCCAAGGGGGTATCGTTGGCCGACGTCCAGGCTAGCGCCAGCTTGCTGAAGTCAGCCGCGCTCATTGTGCCGGGTACTGCGCCAGTCGCTGCAGCAATGCTGATAGCCTGACTCAGGCCCACAACTCCAGCAACATTGATCGCACCGACTCCTGTGACAGATTCGATGATGTTCGTCAGACAAGCAGGTATTGCCGTACCATTACCGTGAAAGACCTTGTGGCTTGCTGTGTTGATCCAAACAAGTCCTTCGTCGCCAGCTGCAACTGTTGGGTTTACTGCTAGGTTCTGCAGTCTGATATTCAGCAGCTCGTTCTTGTTAAGGTCCCAACTGTTCAGAAACTTCATAGCCATTCTCCTCTAAGAAAGGTACGCGGAACCGGAGAACGGAGCCGTGAAATGCAGTTGATAATGCCCTGGTCCAACAATAAGTATATCTCCACCGACGACACTTCCAGCTGAATCAACAATCGTAACGCTCGGCATGTAAGGAAGATCAAAGATTACATCCCAAACACTCGCCGGAACAGTCTGAATGTGAGTGTAATAGGTAACATGAGTATGCTCACCCAGAGCTGTATCACCTAAGAGATCAACCCACCCAGTTCCATCCCACTGACGAAGTACCCCAGACATTTCTTACATCCACTCAATCGGAACGCGATAGAACTCCTGGCCACCAGCTCGCAAAAGGTAGATCCACTCGACACCATCAGGCGTCCTAACAAACCTTGCACGCTTGCCGTCGTAGGCTCCAGGGCTGGCGTATGGCATGACACCTGCCGGCTCAAGCATTCCAGTCAGAAGGTCGAACACGTAGCAACGACTCTGGCCTTCTTTCTGAACAAACATCTTACGCTTGCCGTGCATCATGCAAGCATTATTGCCAGTAGTAAATGTTTCAGCGCCAGCGAACGTCGGCACTGTCGTCCATACTTTCGTGCCGATATTGTACAGATAAATTGTTGCAGTTATTGCACCACGGAGGCACATGATATATCCTGGCGAGTATGATCCAGGAAAGAACGTGTTACTGCCTGGCCCAATCGCCGCAGGTGCAGTAGCAAGACTGGCAGACCAAGCTGCACCAGTCGTCTGTGCGACATCAATCCTATACAGCGCAGTATTGCCATTGCCTGGCTGGTAGTACAGGAAGTCAGCCGAGGGCACTATCTTGTAAACTGTGGTCGCATCCGGTGCAATAACAAATGGGCCGGTACGAGTGTTTCCAACAGTAGCCACAGCCAGAGTAAGCACAGTCGCAGTATTAGAGGCTATTCTCTTTCGATCTCCAATGCCAGTGCCAGCAGTAATCAAAAGGTCATGGTCAGCGTACTGATTCACAATCCAACTTGACGTACTGTCGGTCAGTGCAAGAGTCGTGCCAGAAGTACCGATGTCGGCAACAGGCTCAATCACGAACGTATCAGTACTAGCCAGTGCGCCCACTAGGACCGGAGAGACTGTAACAGTGTTCTTATCAGCCACTGCGCTGATAGTACGTTTGGAGCCTATCTGCGTTCCCGAGGTAACTCGCAGTTGCAATCCGATCATCCCAGCACCAAAGGTGCCTGTGGCGTTGATTGCTTTCACGATCGAAACTGTATTGCCAGTTACATCAGCAATACCACTGTCAATCTGAACTGGAAGGTCCAGATCATTCGGCATCGTCAAGCTGGCACCATAACTGGCCAAGATTGGAAGAATGGCAGTTATTGTCGTTACTCCCCACGCCGCACACGACTGGTTGGCAATTGTGACTGCAGTCGTGTTCAGGTTGAATACCTGCCAAGAAGTCAACGCTGCACCGTGTATCATATACAGCACATTACGCTGCGCATCATACTCGATATCGCAGCCATAGCCACCAGCGGTTGTGGTAGCGAGGTACTGCCAGCCGTTGTTCCAAGTATCAAACCTGTACAACTGGGTAGTGCTCGCCACTGCTGACACTGTTCCGAACTGAATAATCCAGTACATGTAACGCTTGCCGTCGTAGGCGCACGACGTGCCCGAGTACGAAACGCCTCCCGGAAAGAACGACAGCCACTGCCACGAGGGAAGGTCGACACCTACGCGATACTTGTAGTCAACTGGCATCAGGAGAACACCCACCTATTCACTCGAACTTGATTAAAGGTTTGCATTGACTGTTCGCTCTGTTGCCACCGTTCATCCACTGTGAAAACTCCTTGCGGCGAACCCCAGATAGAAGAGTATGCGCCACCGTTTGTGCTTCCTGCTGTGGCGTGAGCATAAACATACACCTGCTGAACATTCTCAACATTGACCCGCAACTGGTCACTGACCGTTCGTGCATACTGTAGACTGCGCGGCTGCTCCATGATGGCTTGTCGCGCTTGCCGAGCGTCGATCCGAACGATAGCAGCTTCGACAGCTCCGGCAATCGTCTCGGTAATCAGTTTCTCAAAAGCATTCCTAAGAGCCATTACCGTCCGTCCTCAATCCAGAATGTAAAGTCAGTCGCAGTATCTCCGAGTCCAGTCTGAATCCACATTCCAGTACCGATCATACTGACTGGTTGATCTGACACTGTGAAACTACTGCTAATCATAATCGGCTTAACACTCTTTGCGAACCACAGATCACCGATGATAGGATTCAGAGGAGGTGTTACATCGGCGCGCAGCGGAGGACCAGACACTCCACGCTGGGCAGTCTCGATCTCAACTATCTCAATCTCAGGCAGATCAGCAGTTGAGTACACGCCAGAAACTTCGACCTGAATATCAAGACTACCACTCGCAGTAAGAAGGTTCCCGACCTCTCCAAGTGTGACTTCGATACTGGGACTGTCCAGCGTCAGCTCGATCTCCATATCGGGACCGTCAGTAGCACTTGTAATTACAGCAACATCATCGGTAATCAGCTCAACAGTACTGTTTCCAGAACTGGAGGTAACGCTGACCGTATCCCCGGCCAGTACTTCAAGGGCTAGATCAGCCACATGCTCACCTCGTTACACCAGGCTGCATGGTGACCGGCCCAGCGAGCACAGTCTTCTTCTCTCCGTTGGGATACAGTATTTCACAGTCCCAAACGCCGGTCACCAGTGTCATCGCCTCGGTAACACTAGCGGCGAGCGTAAGCAGTACCCCACCCTTGATGGTGACTTGATCAGTAATCGTTGCGACGAACTCAGCAACTACAGTAGCACTGATGACCGTTGCGCGTATCTGACTCTTCGGCGTGCAGCCAGTCAGATCCGAGTAGTCCATGCCACCGACGTTGTTTCGAGCTTTGACTCTGATCAGCATACTGAACGAGTCACCCTGATACAGCGCGATCGACTGAGGTGCTGGTATGGTCATACTGTCACACTCATACTGTCACACTCATACTGAAACACTCCAGTCAGGTACAGGGCATATAGGCACGCGGCGAGTTCTCACAATACCAGTCACACACTCCACAACGCAAGCATGACCGCTCCGCGTACCCCACATCAACCCACATAACGAGTCTAAAAACCAGTACTAGTTTATCCCTCTTTAAAGCAAACCCTATCCCTCCGTATAACAAATCTTTTATACGAAAATCGGCTTGTTTACGCGGCCAAAACACAAGGGATTGCCCATTATCGCTACCCATAAAGTCTCTTTTGTGGGTCACTTGCAAACGTGTGGGTTGATGTGGGTTTGTGTTAAGCTGTGTGGGTTTGTATTGGAATCACTAAAGCACTATTGTTTATCCCATTTGATGCGTTATATACGACTCGTTTCTGTATGTGTGCGTGTGGGTGGGTGTGTGTTTGTATTAAGTTGAGGGTATTTGAGCATTTTTATTATCGGCAACCGCTTAAGCAAACAAAAACACGCAAAAATAGGAAGACTGTAAAACACAAAGGAAGGGATAATGTCCTGAATCCCCAAAGCCAGAACGGGATGCACATAATGTCAGTACCACACAAAACCACATACCAAACCCCACACAAACACACATACACACACATACTTACTACTATATATATATGACATCTATATAAGCATCTAATAGGCATCTAATGTGTGAACTATGAGCATCTGCGGTCAGAGCTGGTCGTTTGTCATTCTTTCGTCATGGATGGGGGATACTATATGAGCTAGACTCTTTAAAATATACTGCTGTCAACCTAAAGATACTGCTTCTTCAGGTGAAGCAGAGTGCTTTCTTGATAATTGGACGCGTTCCTAGACCAGTCTTGACCGTTCTTATAGGGTGATTTAGCATCTTAAAAAAGTTCATCTGTGCAACGAGTGCCAAGAGCGGGCGCGGCGCGGCGGGGGTTCGGATTTTTTTACCGGGGGCGTACTTGGGTTGAGGTCAAAGTCGTCGACTTGCCTACGCCAAATTGGGAAAGGTCAGACCAAAGTATGGTCCGATAGTGCGCGCTATCGGGCCACCTGCCACGACAGGTCTATGGTCTGACCATACCAAGGTGCCACCTTGCTAGGCGATCCGATGGCGACCTGCTACAAGCCTTAATACAAACCGCGTATAAGACTGTATAAGCAGTATCGTTATACAGTCTTAACGAGTCCGATTCCCCTCTGTTGTACCCTGTCATGTAGCAATACAAGCCTCAATACAGTCACCATCCCGGCTTTCCCCGTTTGTATCAGCCATCGTATCAGACGATGCGATCACGAGCGATTAGGGTTATTAGATCACACTCGTATGAGGTAATAGAACAGATGTACCTGTGGATAACCCAATTATCTCATATATGCTATATGGCCGTAAAGGCACCTAGGAGCCCGCCTAACGCTACAGACCCCCATACTGGCACTATCACCCAGCCTCGTTGCGTTCGTTCGTTAGGCGACATACCTGCAGGTCATACGCTTGCGTAACCAGCCGTTTGGCCTGTGGAAAACCCGATCTCTAGACCTCTAGTAGAGGTCTAGGACTGCATACCCCTAGGGGTACAGGTCATACCCCTTAGGGGTATCGTTAGATCGTTAGCTCTGCTAACAAGAGCGATACGGGTATGGGTATGCAGATACCCATACGGGTAAGGGTATCTGGCTGGGAGCCATCCTAAGCGGCCTCGTGCCTGCTACAATACTTGGTACAATCACCTATTTGACCTGCAAAGCAGTTTGTGAAACAAACTCGCAGCTGTGGAATATGTTGTTTCAGCTCACATAACAATCATGTAACGCTACGTGATTACCTGTTGACAGTTAGGTCAGCCTTGGTGTATCACGCGCAGGCGCGCCTGCACACGGGCACAGTGTTATGGCAAAACAATACTTGCTACAAACAGCGCGTCGCGTTGGCTGTGGGATGTGATCTACGTCACACTATGGCCTCCTAGGTTGACATGGCCTAGCGCTAGCCCCCATTCTGATCAAACGGCCAGCCGCTCGGCTAGCCGTTACAGCGCAACCGTTCTAGGAGACGATCATCATGGCCTCATCCGTTACCTCCACCAGTACCTCCTTCGCCACCGTTACCCCTGCCACCGTCCCGGCGGGATGCGTCAACGTCGACGCAGTCAACCTGTACCGGGCGGCCGATGCCAAGGGCAAGGCCAACCTTCGGAGCGCGTTCACCAGCCAGATCAAGGCAACCATCATGCAGGCCATGACTGGCGACGCGAGCGCCAACCAGCGGGGTCTCGACCTGATCGCCACCGAGGCTGCCTGCCTGACCAAGGCCCCGAAGGCCCCGAAGACGGTCAACGCTGGCCTCGTGATCGCCAATCGGATCGCAGCCCTTCGCATGGCTGCGGACCTGTTGGAGCGTGGCGAGTTCGCGCCGAAAGACCTGACCCTGCCCGTCGGCTTCATCGGGCCAAACGCGTTCGACTTCGCCGAGGTCGACGCCACCGAGGTCTGGGAAGCCGCCTCGGCGATCGCCGGATCGAAGATCACGAAGTCCAGCGAGCGTCGCGTCGTTCAGTCCGTCGTCGATCGTGCCTTCGCGGACCTGCCCGAGGGTGCCTTCCTGACCAGCGCCGAGATCGCGGAGGCCGGAAAGATCGAAGGCTACAAGTGCAGCGGTGGTGCCATCTCGGCGCGACTGGTCCCGATGACCTACACCGATGGCAAGGGGACCGTGTCCGGCAAGTCGTGCACCTTTACCGGGGTCAGGGTCCAGTCCGCCGGTACGGCTGGCCTCGGTGCGATCAAGGACAGCACCGTGACCGGCGACGAGGAGTAGCCAACCCAGACCCTAGCCAGCGATCACGCTGGCTAGGGTCAGTTGGCCTTCCGGCCTCACCTCCGGCAGGCCAGTTGACCCTAGCCTTTGTCAAGTCGACGCCTCGCCTCGTTTGGTTGAGGTCGAAAAGTCCCCAAAAAGTCCGAAGCCCTAGGAGGCTCAAGATGTCCACTTCCACCCTCCCCGTCGCGGCACCAGTCGCGCCTTACGACATGATGGCTGGCCTGCTCGCTGCTATGACCAGCGCCGAGGCGGCTGAGGTCACCAAGCCGCGCATTAGGAAGCCATCCAGAAAAGCCGGGAAAGTTGCGCGCAAGGTCACCGAGCCCCGCGTGCTCGTGTTTGAGCCAGTGTTGCTGTCCGAGGACCTGCCCGAGCTACTGTTAAACGTAGCTCGCCTCGACCGAGCGCCTCGACCTCGTGGGGTCCGGTCACACTCGCTGACCCGCGAGATCAGCCCGCTAACCCTGCCGGAGATCAAGGTCCAGTCGGAGGTCCGGTGCCACGAGGCGCACGAAGTCCGGCACGTCTGCCTGACCGTCCTGGACGAGGACGGCACCTGCCCCGCCATCAAGCAGCACGATGCCTGCTGGAAGCACCTCCGGCCCACCTTGCGCCAGATGGAGTCGGTGGTCCGGGTTCCAGTCGTTCACTCCCCCATTCGGTTCAACGTGGAAAAGCCCGAAACTTTTGCCCCGACCGCTCGCCTGATGACCGGCCTAACGACGACCAGCAAGTTGGATGACGAGTATGACCCCTGCAAGTCGCACCGATTCGCCGGGCAGTTCTGGTGCGAGTTGTGCATCTGATCGCAGTGTGCATCTGATCGCATGAGGATGAGGCTGGGTAAGTGGGGACCTTCCCCAGCCGCGTCTGCACGCTATCAGGTTTCATCCGAGTTACACCGATCCTAGGAGATCAAGATGTTGAACAAGACCCAGCGCGATTCACTGGCAGCGTTTGTTGCAGATCGTGCGGAAAGTCGGAAAGAGTCGTTCCGGTACGGCAGCGGCGAAGTTCGCTTCCAGATGCTGGACGACGCCGAGCGTCAGATGCGGAACTACCTGCGGGCCGGGGACCTCGGCTCCAGTCAGATGGCCCGCATTGAGCTCGCCTTCATCGACTGGACAGTCGACTACCTGAAAGGCGTCACCTGCATTCACCCTGACTGCTTCACACAGGGAGTCGGAGTCGACGTGTGGTGCCAGTCCTGCAAGACCCTCGTGTCATGGCGGGAACTGTAATGGCTCCCCGCGACCACGACGAGTTCGACTGCGAGTGCCACGAGACGTGTGGCTGGTGTTGCGCCCCTTGGCCGATCGGCCAGTTATGGTCCATCACCGTAGCTGGCGAGCAGTCAGACGGTATCTGCCCACCGTGCCGGAAAGAGGCACGCAAGTCCTGATCGGTTGACGGTCCTAACCAGTCCACAGTCCAGACTGGTTAGGTCCACCGGCGATCAGACCGGAAATCAGATGTAAACGATCCTAGGAGATCAAGATGTCTGTTCAACTGCGCGTCACCCGCAACATGGCGAACAAGACCCTGGCTGCCATCCAGACCGCATTCAAGCCCTTCATCCAGGAGGGGTACGGCCCGAAGCTCATGGAGGACTGGGACGGTCACGACTTCTGCATCCTCTGGGAGGAGGGTTCCCCGTTCGAGTGGGTCCACATGATGTACGGTGGCCAGGACGAGTGGGGCAACAAGGTCCCACCGGCGAACATCCCAGCTACTGTCTGGACCGAGCCGGTCAACAGCTGTGTGTTGGCTCTCTACCGCAACTGACTAGGAGATCAAAGTGTGCAACTCAGATCCGTCCATCCCCTGCTCGCAGGCTCATCACGTTCCGGTCATGCTGGAAGTGTGGTCAAACCGGCTCACCGAGGACGGTGGCAAGCCGTGGGGCCTCGGCAACGACCTGTTGATCGCAACGCGCACCGACCTCGACAGCGCGCTCGCCACGGTCGAGGAGACGTATGTCGAGGGTGGAGTCACCGCCATTGTCCGCGACTGGTTCACCGGCGAGGAGACATGGCTGACCGGCGCACACAAGCGCCGCCAGTCACGCAAGTCTTGACCTGATCGGATGAGTGGGTGGCTAGTCAGTAATCCAACACTGACTAGCCAGCCATCCGGCAATCAGTTCCAATCCAGTGTTACCGATCCTAGGAGATCTGCTATGCCTCTTCACCACATTGTCACTTGGACCGACGATGACATCAGAAAGACTCACGTCCGCGTCTTCCATAACGAGGTCGTGGCCGAGAACTACTACAGGGCTCAGATCAGGGATGACGAGCAGGCGACACTCGTTAGCGTCGAGGTCGACTGCTTGGACGCGACCGAGTCGCTCGTCGGCATCTTCGAGAAGTCGTGGACTGTCTACGGCATCCCGGTCGAGAGCTGCGCCTATGAGGAGTTGGACGGCGGCGACCGTCTTCACCCCAACTGGTTCGCGCCGATCCGACACTGAACTTTCGACTTTTCCCCCACGTAGCGCCACGATCTAAGTCGTGCTATAGTGGGACTTCGGCCACACCGCTGGCCGAAACCAGTTGCCACCTTGTTATCCGCATCTCAACCGAGTAGAAAGAAGTCCATCATGCTGAACTGCGTTCAGTGCAACAAGTCGTTCGACGCCCAGTACGCCCTCGACAATCACGTCGCGCAGACTCACACCACCGTTAAGTCCGCCGACGGTCACAACCTGCATAACGGCTTGGCTGTGTGGGACTACGACCTGAAGCTCGGCACTGTCAACCTGAACAACGCGCACTTCGACGGAACCAGTCACGACCCCGAGCGCGTCTGGTTCGACGTTGAGCACCCGAAGATGCCGGGTGATCTCAGCAGCCACCCTCACTCGAGCCTGATGAACGGCGAGCGGGTCGTCCTTCGTCACCCGACCACCCGCCAGTTGGCAGACGAGGCACTGAACGAGTTGAAGGCCAAGATGGACACCCGGCCCAATCAGCGCGACGAGCCCTACGCCTGCCCCGACTGCGGCGAGATGGTTTCTGAACGCATCGTCGAGATCGACATGGACCACTTCTGCGGCTGTATCGCCGAGATCTTCAGTGGTAGCCGAGAGGAGCAGGCCAGCTTCTGTGAGGCACCTGTCGTGCCCGGCACGAAGTATTGCGAGAACCACGTCGAGCCGGTCGAGGACGAGTTCGAGGAGCCGGCTGACGAGGATGAGGTGTCCGAGGTTCCCAAGTCGACCAAGCAGACCTTCACCAAGGTCGGTGCCGAGAACGCACTCAAAGGCCTGTTCAGCTGATGTGGGTTCAGGTATGGGTCAACGGATCGACGCGAGGCACTCGTAAGGTGTCGGGCATCGACTTCATCAGGCGGATCAACAACTACGCCATCAAGCACAAACTGGACATAGTCGTGACCGACTCACACACCGGCCAGATCATCTACTGATCGCGAGATGGTGCCCACCAGTCAGTCCAGCACTGACTGGTGGGTAGCCACCGGCAATCAGTTCTAACCAGTGTTACCGATCCTAGGAGATCAAGATGACAAGCAAGATGGAACGTGTGCTCGACAGCCTCAACTGCTTCCAGATTCACTCGGTTGAGGTCTACCTGCACGGCGGTACGCTGGTTGGTGGAACTGCCATCAATCCTGCCAACCAGCGACACTACTCACACACCTGGGTCAGGCGGTTCGGCAAGGTAATCGACCTCATGGGGTGGACTGGCCACGAGCCGGGGGACGACATCTTCGGGCCGATGTATCAGCGCGACATTGCCATTGAGGTCATCGAGTGGCTCGAGTCCGAGAACCTGCTGAACGGCTGGCCCGAGCCTGTTCCTGCCCTCTGCGAGGGTGTCGACTACGACGAGGGTCCGCACTCAGGCTGTTCCGAGTTCGCACCGGCAGTCGAGATTCGCTGCCACGACAAGGCGACCTTCGTCACCACGTTCCACGAGGTCGACTGGAGTCCCGACAGCGAAACGACCGAGAATACCTGCGACGCGCACCACGACTTGCTGATCGAGTGGCTCAACGACGTGGGCCTCAAAGGGGTCGATGAGGTCATTCCCGCCACAGACTGATTCATCAGTCGCACCGATAGAGATTTGGCCGGTCATAGGCTATCGTTAGGTTGGCACCTGTGATAGTCTATGACTCGGCCTGATCCCCGCTACGCCCCCTCAGTTAGTCCGGCGATTAAGTTGCTAACTGAAGGGGTCTACCGGCGATCAGACCGGAAACAGAACACCTGACCCGACAGTCACTAGGAGAATGATATGTCTGAACGCGCACTGAATCTCGTTCCACCAGTTGCGATCAAGTTTGACACTCGCGCCGCCCATCTGAAGGCCCTTGCGAGGGCCAAGGTGTTCGCTCGCCGTCGCATGTTCGTGCTGACCATCTTCGCGGGGATCGTGGCAGGCTTCATCTTGCCCCTGCATCCGTTCATCAACATCTGATGGGCACCGACGGACCTGCGGCTCGCCGCGCACAGGAGCGGTTCGGTCAGATACAGGCGACACTGATCGAAGTGTCCCATATTCTGGCAGCGCAGTCAGCACTGTCCCCACAGGAAGCCTTCATTCAGGTTACCAAGGGGCGTGACTGGTCAGACGAAGAGTTCAGGGCCGTCTCGATGACGGACTGGACGCCTGAACTGACGAAGGCTCGCAACGACATGGTCATGTGCCAGCGTTGTCGCGAGGTGTTCGCCAACGAATACGACTGTCTCTGGCACAAGTGCCAGATCGCCGAAGAACAGCGACAGGACGCCGAACGTCAAGAGCGTGTCTTGCGACAGGTCGAGCGTCGTCAGAGCAACTTCGATGACTATGGCGGCATTGACGAAGACGACCACTGATCGTGTGATGGTGCTAGCCAGTTGAATACTGACTGGCTAGTGCCACCGGCGATCAGACCGGACACAACTCCTATCTAGGAAGGTTTCACTATGGCTGACCAGATCAACACCCAGACCGTCACCGTGCAGGTTATGCCTGCTGTGCCAGTCGTCAGGCCTCGAGTTCATCACGGCTTCTGGTACTGGACCTTGTTTGGCTGGTGGTGGACACTGCTGAAGATCGTGTGGTGGCTGCTCATGCTCGCCTTTCGGGTCACCCTGTGGCTGGTCTTTTTCCCGGCTGGCATGTGGGCGTCTTATGTTCACTTCCAGAACCAGCGCGACAAGCGCGCTCGTCGTCAGGCAGGTCTGTGACTGATCCGACGATTCGCCTGCTTGCCGAGTTCAAGCGTCTGACTGGCATGGTCTATCAGATGCGTGAGTTCGAGTCCATCCAAAAGGTTAGCGTCGAAGGCAACACTGCTAACCTCCTACTGACCACATACTCGCTCGAGACGGCCGCATCCAGAACGATTAAGAAGCGTCGTGGATTGCGGCTGATCACTTGGCAGCGTAACACCGCTCATGGTAACTGGTACGAGACTGGTCGTCTGACGATGTGGGACGAGGATTTCGCCGCTGAGACGATCCTGAAGTTCGGGGCTGTCAAGACGGCGACTGAGATCATCGACAAGCGCGAGTTCGAGAAGCAGTGCTACCGTCCCGGCACCTCTAAACAACCGCTTGACAACTACGAGCGCACGCTCGAGAGTTACACGACAGCTGACATGGAAAGGTACTGGTAATGCCAATCAACCGCGCAGAAGAACTGGCGCTCAATCTGATTCGGGAGCACTCGCCCATTGTTCATCACGAAGAGGATGACGAGACTGTCGCCCTCAATGAGTTCGAAGAGCTGATGAGCTCATACGAGATGGCGGCTGACCTGCTCATCGAGATGGCCGGGTTCGACGGCGACGACAGCGACAGTCTTGGTGTTGCGATGGGCGAGACTGTCAAGGATCTGATGGTCGTCCTATTCATGCGCTGCCCGCAACTTGCCGAGCGGATCAGTGGCACGGCAGATGACGATGTCGTGATCGAGGCTCTCACTCACTACTGACCGAACAACGGCAGCGCCTGATGTGTCCTAGCACAACAGGCGCTGTCGTGGTTTTATCAGTCACACTCCACACAGGAAGGTTCCACATGAAAGATCTCGTCGTCAAGGGTCGCACTTTGAAGGAGGGTGACATCATCCTCGAGTCGTTCAAGCAGTCGCCACCGATCTCGTCACACATCGCACTCGGGCGCAAGTTCGTCTCGTTCGTCGCTGGTGACACAGACTATCGTGTCCCCCTCGACCATGAGCTCTGGGTGCGTCGCAAGAATCCCGGCGTCTGTGGCGTCTGTGGTCAGACATTCGAGGATCGCAACCAAGAGGACGTCTGCCCCAAGTGTTGGGTCGAACTCGAAGACGCGCCTGAATGAACGCCGGTATCTGCTTCAGGTGCAACTGCCCAGCAACACGTCGCACTGTTCACAACATCTGCCTGTCCTGTATCAACGAAGAAAGAATGAGGTCCAATCATGCGTAAAAAGATTGCCATCAGCGAGTTGAGGCGAGACATGATTCTCGTGCTCGCCAATGACAAGACTTCCAAGGTTCTGAACATCTATGTCCACGGCGGCGACCGCGTACAGATTCAGACCGAAGAGTCGTCGTCGACCACCACTGAGCCTGAGGTCTGGATCGAGGTGCCTGACGCGCCTGTTCCCGACGAAAACACGGTCAACAGGTATCGCCAGTCGGATCATCAACTTCGAGTCGAGATGGTGCAGGAGTTGAAGATCAACCTGCGTCAGACGATGAAGGACAGTGATATCAATGGAGCCTATCAGGTCATGGTGACGATGGATGCCTGCCTTGCCATCGAAGATGTCGATGGCGTTGTCGAAGAGATCAAGGTCTACGAGAGGACTGACTACATCATTCGGGCGGGTGACGAGTCAATGGTCATCTCAGTGCCCGAGGGAGATCACACGATGATTCAGATCTTCGACAGCAGCATGAAGGCACTCGTCGGCATTGACCTCATCGACACCGAGGATCAGCCCGACACTCTCGAGATGGGCTACTGGCCTGACGGCGAAGAGTGGAAGGTCGTTCTGTCGGTCGTTCCTGCTGACCTGCCCGACGCACCCTGATGGCTACGGTAGTGTTCTGCTTTGTCAGTGATGATCTGGATATCTACATCAGTCCAGAAGATCTACGCAAGGCAGCCGACACCCTTGAGAAGGGCGAGATGTTCCGCGCCGATGCAGATGATGTCGAGGGCAGCTGTGCAGCCACGATCTCGTTCACCAACCGATCTCAGTGGAACGATGAAGAGGAGAATGAAGAGTAACAAGCAGTAAGGGCTCCCCGCCGACTGTGAATCGACGGGGAGCCTGTCAAACCTTCAGTCCATTACAGCGAAAGGTTTAACAATGGCGATCATATCATCACCTGTCAACCGTTTCAATGGGTCGGTCAGTTCTCCGTCTGATTCCAAGAAAAGTCACCTCGGCCTTAAGCTGAAGGTCGGAAGCTACTTCGTCACCCTGTTGTTCGGAGTTGGCATCTCAAACGTGACTCTGGCGAACCACCCCGAGTGGCAGCCTTGCTGTGCCACTGCAACCAAGGCTGAGATTGCCAAGAACCTCAGTGACGCAGCAGTCGCCACCAAGCTCGAAGGTGCAGCAGCGGCAGCCCGCCTCATTGAGCTGAAGACCGAAGCAGCGAAGGTCAACAAGTGAAGCTCAATGGTCCCATGATTATCGGGACTGTCATCGGAGTTGGCCTAGCAATACCTTACTCGAAAGGTGTTCTAGAGGGCATCCAGTGTGGCGTGCCCAGCAACAACAAGCCTGCCATGTGTGACTCTTCGAGCGCCGCCAGTGCGCTCACCAAGGCTGCTGATCGAGTTTCCAACAGTGGCAACAACTCTGCTATCCCGAGACTGAAGACTGGTCCTAACAAGTGGCCTGTTGGGACGCTCAAGTATTACATGGTCAAAACTGGCTTCAAGGGACAAAAGCTCAACGACATGGCTGCCATCCTTGTCGGCGAGAGTGGTATCGGCAAAGGCAAGATCAACGCTATGGCTCACAACTGCAACACCAAGACCTTGGATGACAGTTACGGGCTTGGTCAGATCAATCTGCTGGGTGACCTGATTGTCCGACTCAACACGTACAATCTCAAGAACGCCGAGGCTTTGTACGAGCCGGTTCGGAACTTGCAGATCACCTACGAGTTGGCCCAGTCGTCCACTGGCTACAAGCACTGGGGGTCTTTCAACCAGAAGACCTACCTCAGGTTCTATGGACTCAATCCGGTGGTGGTGAGGGTTCGCAACACTCACTGTCCAAACTGATCTGGTGATAACTTACACCTGACATTTTGACTGGCGTTTCGATTAGGTAGCGAGGTACCAGTCATGTTATAGTGGGGTTATCGCCACCGCTTTAGTCTTTCCGTCGTATCTCGTGGCGTGCGCGTTGCCAGCCAGCTCACATCGAGCTGGCTGGCAACCGCGCCGATAGTGCTCGTTAGGGAACTAAGCAATCAAGGGCTTGACACCGTGCAATCCAGATGGGTACGTTGTACTCGTATGGATCGCAGGATGGCAATTCCGTCATCTAGCAAGAGCCGACCCGACACCGGAGGTTTTTATCATGGCTCGCAGGAACCGTAACACCGAGTCCAGTCCCACCACCGAGAACGACATCAACACCGAAGAGGAGTCCACCGTGAGCACTTACACCGAGACGGACGAGCCCACCGAGGCTCCCGCCTACGAGTCCACCGAAGAGGCCGCACCCGAGTCCGAGTCCAGCGACGAGGCTGCGTCCGAGTCCGGCGACGAGGCTGCCGTCACCGTCGAGCCCACCGAGTCGGAGCCTGTCGCCCCGAAGCCGGAGGCTGACCTGACCGAGTTCAAGGCCCGCGTCGCAGAGGCCGTCGAGGGCAAGGACTCCTCCACCGGCGAGGTCGCCCCTGGCCTGTTTGAGCCTGTCTCGGCTGCCTACCGCGCCATCGACGGGGTGAAGGGCAAGAACGCCGCCAAGGCGTTCGTCTCCGATCAGATGCGCGACGCCATGAACTCGACCGATATCCAGTCGGCTCGGGCCTACATGAACCTCGGCGATCACCTGACCGCTGCGACGCCGCACGCTGGTTCGGCGCGAGTCCCCACCGACCCGACCGAGGCGTTCATCCACCTCATCGTCGGCCTCCGTCTGGCACAGGCGCTCGCCGCCGAGAACGTGCCCGAAGGTGTGGCCGAGGACTGGTCCGGCAAGGCCGACGCCCTGCTCACCTCGTCCGAGGGCCCGGCCCGCGAGTACCTCGCGTGGACCAAGTCCGAAGACGAGAACAAGGGTGACGAGCCCATCGTCGAGTCGGTCGTGAAGGCGGCTGTCAAGCTGTCGGTCGGCAAGTCGGCCAAGGTCGGTTCCGCCGCTCGCTCCACCTCGACGCCCTTCACCGGGACGCGTCGAGACATCGGCAAGCACATCGCCGCCGCCTTCGAGGGTATCGAGTCCGGCACCTTCCTGACCGTCGCTCAGATTCGCAAGCACCACAGCGACGAGTACGGCGACGAGCTGCCGAGCGCCGGTGCCGTCAGTGCCCGTCTGTTCCCGCGGAACAACGGAAAGTGCACGATCGAGGGCATCACCCCCGGCCAGCTCGACGGCAAGGGCAACAAAGGGGCCTACAAGGACTAGGCGCCCCCTGAATCACCGGCTGGACCGGGCTGGCTAGGGAGTCCTAGCGAACTAATCAGTCCGGTCCAGTCGGACACCGAACTGCCTGTCACTTAGGTCATGAGTGACAGGCAGTTCTGCGTCCGACTGGGCGAATACCCTGATTCACAACAGGAGGTAACGTAATGGACCAGCAACAGTTAATCGACTCGAAGTATGACAATCTGTTTAAGCTGATTGTCATAGCAGAGTGGTGTGTCAAGTCCGACGGCAACGTCGAGTCTGATCCCGGCTACTTCAGTCTGACCGAGATTCCATCCTTGCCCGCAGAGCGCGACCAGATGTGGGATGCTGTCATCGAAGAGCCCAACGAGTTTGACGAGGATGACCTCGACAAGTTGCCGGCTGGCTGGTACATCACGATCCAGCTGAATAGCGGCCTGATCTTCGTTTACAGCGTCGCCAGCAAAGTCATCGCGGAGCGTGAGTACGCTGAGCTCGAGCAGGTCTACACGAACTGGTGCGGGACCGATGACGACGAGGGACAGGACGAGTCGAATCATTGACACGCCTGTACAGGCTAGGGTAGAATATGTCCTAGCGCCACCCTCGCCCGAGCTCGTTCGGAGGTTTTCAGAATGGTCACAGATACGCGAGTGGCTATGGTTCTCGGTCTGCTTGACGGCGTGCCTGATGGGTACTATGCCACGCAGCTTGATGCGGAGTCGAAGATTGACTTCATACGAATCAGCCGCCCCAAGAATGGCAGGTATGCTGGGACTGTCAAGATTCAGTCTCAGCACGCAGAACGACTCGATACAGATGCCGTCGTTTGGTCAGATGGCACCTGTTCGATTTACAGCACAACAATCATCGACATCTTGATGTTGCTGGTCGCGGACTACAGAACATGCACCTTGCGCTACGCCAAAGAGATCGGACACTGCTGTCGTTGCAATACCGAGCTGACAGACATGACTTCGATTCATTACGGTATCGGTCCTGAGTGCGTTAAGTATTGGCCTTGGGTGATTGAGGTCGTTGACGAACAGGCTGAGCAAGATGCTTGACAGGTGGGTCAACTGGAAATACGTCGGAGTAGGAGCAGTCTTGCTTGCGACGTTCGCTGCTGGTTCAGCAGCACAGGGTCAACAACCTGACCCTGTTGTTCAGTACAAGTACCTGAGTATTCCAACTGTTAAGTATCAAGACAGACCGCAGCCTGTCAAGACGATCACTGTCTACGCCGGCCTGCCGGACTCGTGTATTGAGGCGAAAAAAGTCTTAACAGAGATGCACGCGCAAGACAAGAACATTTCTGATCAGGCGGGAATGCTGGTCGAGAAGCTGAATGAGGGTGGTGGTATGATCTTTGCCAAAGACCAGCCAGCACTAAACGGCTTAATCGGCTATGCACGACTTACGTCACAGGCAATCAACACCGCTCACCTTGCGAACGAGCAGCAAGTCCCATACCTCAACACGGTTATGGCAAAGTGTGCCGCTACACCGGCCCATTGAGCCATCCTCTACACGTCGGGGTCCACCGCGACCTAATGGCATAAAGAGGACCGTGGTACCCCGCGCACGGTCGGCCACAGCCCCGCTAGCGCACCGTCCCTTGGAATCCATCAAGGGTTAGGATGGTCCAGTACGACTCGTGATTCACAACCCGCAAGGAGGTTTTACCAATGAGTGACATGAGTGTCATTCCAGTGACAAACGACGCGACAAAGCTGCCACCGTGCAAGTGGTATGTCTCTGTCGATCAGCCCGAGTGTGGCAAGCCAGCACCCTTCAAGTTGAAGGTGAAAGGCAAGGTCACGCAAGCCGTGGTCGATGTCTGCGAAGACCACAAGGCGCTCCATGACAGAGAATTTGCGAGGCTTCGTACCTCTGGCCGCGCATCCTGATGCAGCTTGACCCGACAATCCCTCTACCACCTTGAAAGGTGAGGTTTTACTATGGCTGAAATGAAGTCGGCGTCGTCGACTGATCTTAACAAGTCTTGCAACAACTGTCCATCGTTTTGCCCTCCCTCGGAAAACGTCACCAAGTTCAAAAAGTCGCTTGGTACAAGTCTGTGTGGAAGGTATGGCATCGTTCTCGGCAAGCCCGGCCTGCCATCCAAGCAACTGGATCGACTGGCTCGGTACAACGCAAACAGGTGCCCCTCTTACGGCGACCCGATGCCGCCAGTTCCTGTCGAGAAGCGCTTTCTCGTCACGATGCCTGACATGGAAGCTCGTGTCAGTACCGAGGGTTCTGATGGTGCGGCAGCGTGCAGCAGTTGTGCGATGTGCAAGAACTTCGTCAACGAGCAGACGGTGGCACAAGAGCTCGGCTGGACAGCCGGCCTGTGCGCGGCCAAAGGCAAGTTGATCCTGTCCACCGAACAGGTCTACGAAGCTCGCGACTGCGAGTACCGTTTCTACGGGCGAGTTCGCAACAGCACGATGGGGATGCCTCTTCTGCCCGAGTACGAAGACGCGTTCAACCTTAACGTCGACCCGATCAGAGCGTACTTCAAAAACAAGGGTCACTTGATCGAGCCGGGAGACTACCCGACTGATCGTGAAGTCCAGCCCGACGAGGCGAAGGGTGGTATCAAGGCTTGGAGGCGCGTTCTCGATCCTGACGGTTCGGGCAACGAGGTTCACCTTCCGATCTACGATGACATGTTCTTCGACGAAGACGAGCGTTCCAAGATTCCTCGAACAGGGGACGACGAGCACCCCGAGTCTTACATCGACCACTTCGGCGGTACCTACTTGGCCGCGGTTGCTTGGACTGAACTGGACGAGACTCCTGCGGTTTGGGGCGAGGCCGGCTGTGGAAAGACCGAACTGTTCCGCTACCTTGCGTGGCTCATGCAGATTCCGTTTGAGCGCATCAGTATCACGGCTCAGACCGAGCTGGATGACCTCGCTGGGAAGACGCACTACAGTCAGGACGTTGGGACGTACTTCACTGAAGGTCGCCTGCCGAAGGCTTGGCAGAAGCCTTGCGTCATCGTCATCGACGAACCGAACGTGGGCTCGCCTGAGGTCTGGCAGTTTCTTCGGCCCCTGACTGACAACAGCAAGCAGTTGGTGCTGGACATGGATCGAGGTCAGCGCATCCCTCGTCATGCCGACTGTTACATGGGTATGGCGATGAACCCAGCTTGGGACCCAAAGAACGTCGGAGCAGCTGTGATAGCAGATGCAGACGCTAGTCGTCTGTTCCACGTCTACATCGAGCAGCCCCCGGCAACACTGGAGCGTGAGATCATCACGAACAGAGTTCACCTAGATGGGTGGGACATGACCAGCGATCAGCTGGACATGCTCATGCACGTCGCGGAGGAAGTGCGCGCCTTGTGCAAGGACGGCAGTCTCGGTATCACCTGGGGTATCCGTCCACAGATCAAGGTGGCGCGTGCCCTTCGATGGTTCGACACAGTCACCTCGTACAGACGTGCGGTTGGCGACTACCTTGAGCCAGAGCAGTCCGAAGCACTACTCGCAGTTGTCCGAGCACACGCCTAGAAAGGGCAGGTACAAAAAATGGGTATTATCGCACCACGGTCAGATCAAGAGGCACTCAGTTGGCTGGTGGTCCGGTTCTTCCGGCCTTCTGGCCCGCTGATGTCCGGCACGAAGAAGGCTGGCGAGCTGGCAGCAGCCGAACTGAACGGCCTGCGTGATGGCCTCAGTGAGGCCATCGCGGCCTTTCTGTCAGTGAGGCGGGTCGACCTGTATCCGCACATCAAAGACACCAATCGCTTTATCGAGGCGATTGGAGGCTATGAGGTCAAGAAGCTCTTGATGGACCTTAAAGCCGGATGGGAGCTTGCCGGTACCACTCCCGAGCGCGACATCGCCATCAGCGAAGCCGTCGACTGGCTGTGGTCCCTCATGGGGGACAAGAATCTCGCCGAGTGGAACGAGGACGTTCGCCGCGACAAGGTGCGCGCTGGTCGCCTCAAGCCGGTCGAGTCTGATCGCGAGTGGCTGGAGGCTGAGGTTTCCGAAGCTCGCTCAAGCCTCGATGCTATCGCAGACATCTTGAATGGCACCGAGGCCCTGCCGAAGTAGAAGTAGTATTCCCAAGTTCGCCGTCCAGTCACGATACACGCTCCGTGACTGGACGGCCCCCACCCAATCCTATTGGAGGTTTCACAGATGTCCATTGACACTGCAATGTTCGCCAAGGCTGGCGTCGACAATCAGAAGGACGAGCAGGCGCGTCGCGCCGTTGCCGTCTTCCGTCAGCTGCAACCCCTACTGACTTCCTACGCCCGCATCCTGACCAAGAGGTCTGATGTCCGTGTAGAGATGGCCGCGCTGGACAACGGCTCGACCGACGGCAAGCGTATCTTCTTTCGCCCGCCTATCTCGCTGGGTGACACGACGCCTCACGAGCGCAGGCTGTGCGACAAACGAGACGCTGACAAGCAGTTGCTGTGTCGTGCGTGCCAGATTCGTGAAAGTGTGCTGGTCACGATTTACCACGAGGTCGCTCACATCTGCTACAACTCGTTCGACAATCCGACCGACGAAGAGCGCGCTGAACTGATCGCCAAGGCTGTTCGTGAAGCTGACGGTAAGTTCGCAGAAGAGATCGCGTCCAAGATCGAGTCTGCCCCATACTTTACCAAGAACACTTACATGGGCATGGCGAGTCTTGTTAGCCCATTCTTGCCGCTGATTATCAATGGGCTGGAGGATGCCCGAGTCAACGCCGAGATGCACAAGTCCCGCAAGGGAACTAAGGTCATGTTCGAGGCAGATGCACACAAGATCTTCACCTTGGGTGTTGAGCAGAAAGACCCGGCTGGCAACATCATCGTCAAGCCGTGGAACGAGTACCCGCAGAATATGCAGATGATTGTCGGCCTGTACGTCAAGGCGTCCGGCTACGACTACAGGGGCTGGTTCATTCCGCCAGTCGAAGAAGCACTCAATGACGCCATGCTGCAGCGCTACTGCAACATGGTTAAGACGGCACGTTCGGTATCTGGCATCTACAACTTGTCATTCCCCGTTCTCGAGCAGCTTCGTGAGTTGGGATTCTGCAAGCCGCCGGAGCCGAAGCCTGAACCTGAGCCCGAGCCCGAACCGGAGCCCGAGCCCGACAAAAAAGATGGGGAAGAAGAAGATGACAACGATTCAGCCGCTCCTTCCGATGGGGAAGACGGAGAGTCTGAAGACACAGCCGGAGAGTCCGAAGGCGATGAGCCTGAAGACAGTTCTGACGGTGAAGGTGCTACCGGAGGTGAGCCATGCGACAACGGCGAGCCCGACGACTCGAATTCTAGTGGTGGGGATGATGAGTCGGACTCCGAAGGGGGAGACGGTGACGATCCAGTGGACGGACAAGGAGACGACGATGACTCTTCACAGTCCGAGGGGGGTTCTGATGAGGGCCTTTCAGGTGAGGAGGATTCCGATAGTGAGTCCGGCGAGGCCAATCAGTCAGGCAATGACGCTGATGCTGAGAATTCTGGCAGCTCCGACGGATCTGGTGGATCAGACGGCGAACCATCTGACGAGTCTTCTTCAGATGGCTCAGAATCAGGTGACACAGAGGGGGATGGTGTAGATGAAGAGGGTACAGATGAGTCTAGCCAGACTGGTGAAGGCGACATTGACTCTTCTGACGAGGGTGATGGAACAGGTGCTGGAGAGTCCGATTCCAGTGGTCTTGGTTTCGGTGAGTCCGACGGAAGTCTTGAGTCAGGTCGTTCCGACGACACTGAAAAAGGCGACGAAGAAGGCGACGCCGACGACGACCACGCCGGAGATGCTGGAGAAGCAGCGACTTCGACTGGAGATGACAGAGTACTGAAGCCACCGACAGCCGATCCAGTACTGTCTGACGAGCCGATAGACACTGGCGCTGATGATGGCACAGGCGGAATCGAGCTCATCGAAGACGAGAAGTACGATCATGTCCCAATGGGCGAGGCCAAGGACTGCGAAGAGGGCGTTCACGTCTGGACGCACCACGAGGGCGACGAGAAGCCGAAGACGCTCAACGAAACTGACTGTGAGAACGCAGTCGACCGTGCGGTTGTCCAAGGCATCTACTTCGAGACGCCATCCAAGAACATCTTTGGAGTCCGTGAGCACCACTACGGCCAGCCGGTCATTGTGGACGGGTACGACGTGTCAGGTGCCTGGAGCGACACTCGCTACACAAGGAGTGGCTTCACTCGGTACGACTTGGGAGTCGAGGGTGACTTCACGACGCCGCCGAAGGTTATCGGTGACGCACTTGTTCAGATGAGGGTTACCTTCTCTGACAACAAACGCGGCCATGACCAAAACAACCTCAAGTCAGGCAAGGTCAACGCTCGGGTTCTCGGCAAGCGTGCGTGGCGTGGAGATGATCGTATCTTCAAGCGTCGCATCCTGCCGGGCAAGCGTGACTACTTTGTCATCCTTGCTGTGGATCTGTCTGGTTCACAGGTCGGACGGAACATCGTCCTTACAAAGCGAGCTGTGTTCGCTCAGGCGACTCTGTTGAGTCGTATGGGTATCCCGTTCGCTATCTACGGCCACTCGGGCAACTACCACACGCCTAGCAAGGGTCGTTCTGAAGGTCTTGATCTCGACATCTACCTCATCAAAGAGGGTGGCGAGATGTGGGACAAGAATACACAGGAGCGGCTGCAGCAGGCTGGTCCTGACAGTGCGAACCTCGATGGTCACTCGGTAGAGTACTACCGCAAGCTGATGCAAAAGTCCACTGCGACTGATCGCATCATCATGTACTACACCGATGGCAAAATGCCAGCAGAAAATCACGACGAAGAGCTGGAGATCCTGCAGCGTGAGATCAAGCGGTGTAAGCAGCTCGGCATCACACTGATGGGCGTCGGTATCCGAACCGACTCGCCTGTCAGACACGGCCTGGACACCGTTCAGGTCGACACCGAGGAAGACATTGTCAAGGTGGTGAGACACCTAGAAAAGAGGTTGCTCAAGTAGAACCTGAACAGTTAGATTGACTCAGGGATTCGTCCCTGGGTCTTTCTAACCAGTCAGATTAGGAAACGACTGGCTTGTGTAATTGAGTCCCCATCGTAAACCGATAGCAATATCCTTGGGTCGGGGCTTGCAACGGTCCAAGCGACCGTGTAACGTCGCCTACTACAGCACTTCACCGCACGACCCGACATGAAAGGGAGGCGCATCATGGCCGCCGATTACAGCCAGTTCCAGGGAAAGAAAGTCGTCATCGTCCGCAACGAGCCGGGCAAAGCCGAGGCCGAAGAGATCGAGGGCACTGTCGAAGCGAGCAACGAGATGGGCGTGCTGATCAAGCCCAAGGGCAAGAGCCAGCTTCTGCTCATCGAGGTCGCAGAGATCGACCACATCGACTTCGTGGAATCCAAACTGAAAGAGCTCACCCGGAAGGTCCTCAAGCCGGTCGAGTTCGGTCAGGCACGAAACCACCTGCTCGAGCGCCATGCCTACTCGCTGGCCTCGGTCAACAAGCTGACCGAGAAGGAGGCGTTCGAGTTCCACGCGACCATCGACCACGAGGGCGATGACCTCGGTCACACTCACGAGGACAAGGATGCCACCGAGCGCGCACAGGCCGTCGCCGCCGCTGAGGTTGCCTGATCCATCCTGAGGCCGGTGCTACGGTAAACCCTCCTGTCGGCTCCGCTACCGACACCGCGAGGTAAGGCTCGTACAGCGCTGCGCGGTCCACATGGAACCGATCAGTCAGCCCTCCGGAGATCAACCCCTTCGTCTCCCCGAATGGACGAGGGGGTTGATCTTAACGCTAGCCTATCGTTAGGCTCGCTAGCACTAGGCGAAAACAAAAGGAGAGTAATATGGCAGTAGGTTGGAAAGGAGTCAGCTTACGTGATCCAAACGAGCCCGGCTACGAGGCTAAGCATCCGTGGTCTTTTGGATGCGAAGTTGAGCTGTGCTACTACCGAGTGTGTGCGGACTCAGAAGCCGCCGCACTTGAGATTCAGAATAACCACGGATGCCCTCACTCGGGCACCACAAAGATTGGATGGACCGTGACTAGGACACTGGTAGAACAGATGTGGGACAAGCTCGATGAAGCGATGGTTGAGATTCAGAACGGAGTTGCCGCTCTTCATGTCTTAGATGTTAGTGAACATAGCAGTACAAGCAAGGCTTTACATGACGCAAAGGTGCGCGCTAGAGCGTTTGCTGAGTGCATAGCGATCTTCATGCCTCCACATTTCACTACTGCCGACGATGTAGCTCGTGAGGCGAAGATGCGTTACAACGCAAAGCAAGCTGGCGACGAGCATCAGACAGCCGGCCTCGGTCAGCGCCGCTACGAGGGTGCTGAAGAGTGGACCAAGGCTCAGGGCGGCTGGACTAGTGACCCAGCACAGGGTATGCGTGGAACTGGCACGTCGAAGCGCTCCACTCCCAAGACGACTCAGATTCCTCCTAGCCTTGGCGAGAAGGAGCAGGCGGCAATCAAGTTCGCTTTTGAGTCAGGAATGTTCACGGAGGCAGTACTGTCCACGACCTACAAGGTTCCTGTGCAGGTGATTCGACAAATCGTCTCACCCGTTTGACAAACCTATGAGGGGGGAGTAGGCTATCGCTAGATGCATGTATGACCCGACGATCCAGTGGTCTAGAAACTGCCACTGTACGCGAAAGCAGCTTATTCAATGATAACGTTCTTGCCATACCCCGATTTTGCAAAGACCGCACACGTTCTCGACAGTTACCGTTTGAACAAGCAGATGGCTGATGTGGCTGCAATAATCGACCTCCTTCACGGAGAGGTTACAGACAGTACTGAGTACCGCCACTCGGTCGTGCAGAGCTGGAATGGTTTTGAAGTTCAGCTCATTCAGTATGGCATCACTTTGTGTGAAGAATGGGCGAGCCGTGGTTTTGACTCGCTCAGAATAATGGAGAAGTTTCTCTGGCAGATGGGTTGCGCCTCCAGCACTACTTACACAATGGACTTACCACCGTGGTTCGGTAAGAAAGAGTTTCACCTGTTCCACCGATCGCTGCTGATCAGTATGGACTACAATCACTACAGTCTGTTCTTCGACGCCGACACACCTCCTGTTCTGCCATTTCTTTGGCCGGTTGAGTAGTCATGGCCCGCGTATCGAAAGTTGAAGCCTGCATGATCTGTGGGGCTGTGCCTTGCGAATGCGGGAAGCGATCGAAGTCAGTTGTTACCAAGAAGGTTAGGCCGGAGCCTCGACCTGTAGTGAATGTCGAGGCTCCGGCTCTTCAGAGCAAGTCTATGCGAGACGCTATGAAGGCTCATGCGATTGCAAAGCCTGTTATTAAGTCGTCTCCACCAAAGAAGCCAATGTTTCACAAGCCAGAGACTCCGATCAACGAGTTACTGTTTGCTGATGCAGTCCGTAATCTGGCTTCGATCTTGCATCCAGATGAGATAGTAAGGTACAAGATCTTGATTACATCTACACCGACCGTCAGTGAACGATCTGCTATATGGAGGGCGCGAAGATCAAGATGAAAAAGTTTGAGCAGATTGCTACGGTTACTGGCTCGGTGCTCACTTGGCAGCCAAACGGCCACATTAAGTGCGAGACAGATCAAAAGTACTGGTGCAAGCACATCAGTATAGCCCTCAAAGAAAACCTCGACGCAGAAAGTCTGTGGAATGAGTTTATATCCGATCAAGATGGATTGCCATTCCAGATCGAGATTCCAGTCAATCCAGATAAGAACTTGTGGGCGACCGTAATTCTCAACAACGCAAAGCTGGCTTACCCCGGAATGACAGTCATCTACTATGAGACAGGTAGAGAAAGAAAGTCACCGATACTTCATACCAGTCTTGTTGGCTCAGAGAGTGAGCACTTCGTCGGGTACATACACCCAGGCGATGGAAGAATGATTGTCCGCACAATGCTGATCAACTGGTTCAAGGGCAACGTGCCGGTTAAGAACTTGCACTGCACTTCAGGAAGCCACAAGTACTCACAAGAGATGATATGGGAGGCAGATGTAGCAGACGAGAGCAAAAAGTGGTTCCAGTACTGGTGCTGCTATACGACCGGCCACTGCATTAGCTGTGCGAGTGGTCAATCAAGTAAGACAGATTGGCCCGAGGATCTCATTCCCGGCGACGACAAGAAAGTGAGTGTGTGGTAAAGATGGCAAACGCATCTACAGTATTGTACAGGTGCCAAAACTCAAAGTGCCTGAATCCTGATGTCGGACGTGCTCTTCTGACAGTCAAGAAGGTCGTCTTCTTGGAGATGGGTCCAGGCGGTCGAACCGTTCGGAGTAGGGTAACCGCCTGGCTGTGCCCGGTGTGTACTGCGGAAGATAACGACTGGAATCGTGAGAAGTTCGCTCCTCTAGTCGGCGCTGGTTCTGAGCCTGTTCGTGGCTAAGGGCCAATACCGTCCCGGTTCTCGCAATCCAAAGTTTCGATCCGATGGCAAGATGTCAGAGAATCGGATCGCCTGGATGCGTACTGTACTTGGTACGTCAGTCATCATGTTCTATCCTCCTGGAGTGAATGACGAAGATGATGATGAGTATGAGATCGCAAACAACAAAGAGCTTGGCCCGACAGTCAGACTCGTATTGCCTCGACCCAATGGTCGAGCTGTAACCATGAACCTTACTGCGATGACAGGTCCAGAGTTACAGATGATGCGAGAGTTCTACGACCTGCTATTTGATCTAGCAGAGCCCGTTGTACGGGAGAGAGACAAGGTGGCGCAAGATGCCTTCAACTCAGGTGATGACGCTTTCGCAAGAATCTATCGACAGGTTCCGCAACTGGTTATCCGTTCGGGGCAAGTCCCCGAAGACTACCAAAGCATACGGGACCGACTTGGGGATCTTGCTAACCGAGTTGGAAGAGACGGAGATCTCGAAGGAAGACTTCGCGGAGACGGCCATGAACTGGCTCCAAGCGAACCGGAAGAGAATCGCTCCAAAGACGACGACACGCCGGTTGACAAGCCTTAAAGCGTTCTCAAAGTGGGCCGGATGGGGCGACTCGTTGGCTGACTACAGTGCTCCTTTCGTAGCCAAGGGAATACCTCATCCGATGCCGGAAGGTGTCGATGGAGTGTATCGCCTGATCGCGGCCACCGAGTACGAGAACCGCAAGGCGTTAGTTGCCTTGTGTGGGCTGTGCGGTTGCAGGATCGGCGAAGCTCTGGCCATCAAGCCGTGTGATTTCGATCTTCAGAACATGATGCTGACCATCCGCGGTAAGGCTGACAAAACTCGAGTCGTCCCGGTCGGCACCAGGGCTTGGAAGATTCTTCAGATGCCTGTCACGCGAGCGTTCGTCAGTGGCGGAGGAGAGGTGGTGGGTCTGAAGGATCGGTTTGCCCGGCGGATCATCAGTGACCTTGGACTCAAAGCCGGCCTGATTCGACCGATCAGAAGTCACGATCTTCGTGCCACCTTCGCCACGGCGATCTATGACTCGACCTTGGATATCAGGGTCGTACAGGAGTTGCTCGGCCACGCCTCGGTTGAGACGACTCAGCTCTACACTGGCATCACCCTCGACACCATGCGAAAGGCGGTTGAACTGTGACTGACATTGAGATCATCAAAACGAGGGAGCCTGACCGTCTCGGTGATCAAGCCTTTCTGCTCGACAAGGCGAGAAAGGTGAAAGCAGCAGCGACTCGTGCGAAGTCGCTGTACGTCAAAGAAAGTCCCGACCCGACAGAGGAGAGTACCGTGGGAATCACCATGAAACTTGAAGAGGTCACCCCCGAGAAAGCTGGTCGGTGGCTTGAGAAGAATGAGGGCAACCGCAACTTCAATCAGGGCACCGCCAACGCTCTGGCCCGCCAGATGCTGGAAGGCTTCTGGACCAACAACGGCGAGACGATCAAGTTCTACGAAGATGGCAACTTGATGGACGGCCAACACCGCCTCGATGCTGTACGAACCTCTGGCGTAACGATCAAGATGTACGTGGTGCGCGGCCTGCCAGTCAAGGCCCGAGCGACCATCGACCAGCAGCGCAAGCGGACTGCCGGTGATATTCTCAAGATGGAGGGCATTCCCAACGGCAACCGACTTGCAGCGATTGTCCGCATGGTGAACCTGTGGGACACAGGTGTTCGCAACGTCAAGGGCTTCAGGAGTTCCGCGAACTTCAGTCCTTCCGAGATTGTTGAAGCACTCGGTACCAAGGACGGTGCGCTGTGCATCCAGGCTATCAAGATGACACAGACCAAAGAGATTCTCACGATGGCCCCCCCGCGTGCTGCTGGGCTCTTGGCTGTGCTCGCTTTGCGGTCGAACAAGAAACTCGCCATCACATTCTTCGAGCAGCTCGAGTCGGGAATCGACATGCACGAAGGCGATCCAGTCTTGACACTGCGACGCTACTGGTCCAACCTCAAAGCTCGTGGTAAGGGACAAGCAATCGGCAACTACCTGATGGCAGGAGTTCGCGCTTGGAACGCCTACGTCGAAGGTCGCAAGATCACTCAGATCTACTACAAGTCGCAAGAGATTCCCGAGGTGTCACGACCGGGTCACCCTGCAGAGCAGGACGACTGATGGCAACTTCAGTACGAATCTTCTACCGGGGTAGCGAGGGGCCTGTTGCGTATGAGGTAACACTTGACGAGCAGGCGCTCGCTGAACTGATCGAGAAGGCTGATCGCCTTCAAGAAGAAACCGAAGACAGGATGAGTGAGTAATGAACGTTGACGCGCTGGGCACAAAGAATGGTGAGGTCAAGATTCAGATGACCCTGACCAAAGAGACGAAGGGAACTTATGTCTACGGCAATCCTGAGAGTGTTGTGCCGACTCTATACATCAAGAAGGAAGCCTTCGACAGCTCGGCACCGAAGGTCATCACCCTCATCGTAACCTCCTGATGAGACTTCTCGTGTGTGGATCGCGGACATACTCTGATCGAGAGTTTATGTTCGGAGTCCTTGACGGCTTTCTCGATGCTCACCACATTGAGGTTGTCATCGAAGGCGAGGCTCCCGGTGCAGATACGCTCGGCAGGATATGGGCTGAGTTGCATGGGATTCCAGTCGAACAGTTCCCCGCAGACTGGACGCGATATGGACGAGAGGCTGGCCCGAAGCGTAACAAGCAGATGCTTGACGAGGGTAAGCCAGATTTCGTGGTCGGCTTCATTGACAAGCCAAAAGCAGAGTCGAGAGGTACAAACAACATGATCTCGCAAGCGGGTAAGCGCGATGTGCCATACGAGTGGTACAGTCGTAACAAAGAGTTCCTGTTGTGACGAACCAGCAGCGCGCAGCTTATCTGAAGCGTAAGACGCACCGTGTCAGGAAGAGCAGTCTTGATCGTACTGAAATACTGATTGCAAAAGAAATCTTGACCTTGCAGATGTACTTAACTGCAGAGCGTTCTCAGCTCGATTACAGGTTGAAACTCATACAGGAAGAGCAGCGTCGGCCTCGCCACTGGTGGAACAGAGGGTATTGATGACAGGCAAGATCACTATATGGAAAGTCAAAGAGTCTCTCCAGCCTGATGGTTTGGTAAGAGATAAGAATATGTGGATGGCGCGCTGTCCTCAGCATGGACTGGTTGCTCAGTATTGGGCTTTCGGCGCCACGCTTGGTTCTGTACTCGAACACCTCAGACGACAACATCGAAAGGACTGACAATGCCTCCTAAGAATAAACTGCCGCTGTGTACAGCATCAGTTAAGGGAGAGGTTACACTTACCGTCGCACCCTGTGGCACACAGATCACTCTGCGTGACCAGCGATTCTGGTGCCGGAACAACGCCAACCACCTGATGAAGTACAAGACTGGGTTCTGCGAGAACGGCAACTGTGAGGGGTCTGCAAAAAAGACTCACGATGGCAGGCCGATGGTCACATGCAAGTGGTGGCTGGTCTGTCCTTGTGACTGTCACACCATGTTTGACATGATGTACAAGCAGTCAGGGATGCCAAGAGTCCTTGTAGATAACAGCGGATACGAGCCTCCACCCGGCCTGTGGATTCCTTCTGCTGACGATCGTGCCCGTATCGACGCGCTCTCTAGTTCGGGGGTCACCGATGCCGCCGTGGTAATCGAGAGCCCCGTAGTGGAGGCCGTGCCGGTCACCATACGGCGGGAGTTCGGTCCCACACCGACCGGGATTGCGGCTCGGGGTGAGCTTGAATCGTGGGTCAAGGATGAGTGCGACGCATGGCTGATCGACGGCGAGGATGATTACTGCACGCCGCCGTACTTGTCTGAAGCGATCGCCAAGTCTGTCGGCCTTGGCAAGGCTCCCTCGGTAGGTGCGATCAGCTCCGTCTTTGATAGGTGGGTAACGCTGGGCTTTGCGGTCATCGAGCGCAAGCCAACGAGGTTCGTGTCATATACTCCCGAGGCCCTTACGTTAGGACTTGAGGGCCTCAAGGCGCGTCGCAAGCGGACCCGCAAGTTCGAGGACTCCGCGGCCAAGCGAGGGACACTGAGATGAGGGTTCGGCATAGGATGCTGACTCGTCTAGCGAAGGAACGTGCAGAGGTGCGCGAGTTCAATCGAAAGTACGAAATCATCTCGGCTCACTTCGACCAGCTTGAAGCCGAACGAGTTGAGCGCATGACTCGTGAGCGAAAGTACTTTGCTGACTGGAGAGCGAGGATGACGGAATGAGTCCAAACAAGCAGCGACGTACTCACGAAGAAGTCAAAGAGGGTATGCGTCAGTTTGCTAACGGTCAGCGGGACATAGCTGACGAGGCTGCAGCCATGTTCGGTGGATGCGACGACATGCTGCATCCTTTTGGTCTGGACAACTTCCGCGACTACAATGACTTTATCGAGCGTGTCGCTCGCCCACTCGTCGAGGCTGATGGCGACGACGAGATTACGCAGAAAGTTATGGTACTCTATCGCAAAATGAGTCCATTCTCAATCTGCGTCTCAATGGTAATGCTTCAGAATCAAATCGACCGACTCGAATGGAAAGAGCAGGTAAGATGAGAACAAGTGATCACATTTTGTATGAAGATCTCATAGAGGCAGGTCTTCCGCACCTTGCGTATCGCGCTGCCCGAGGTGAGTGGAATGACTTTTTCGGAATCCACACTCTCCCACAGATGGCGCTGATGGGAACCCTGCGCGCCGAGGTCAAGATCGCCAGTGTGGTTCGCAAGCGACTGATCGACAACGTCATAGAAGGCAAGTATGACGGCACGAAGGAGGAGTCTGACGAATGGGGAGCCTCCGAAGAGGGTCAAGAGATATTCCGTCAGTTGATGAAGCCGCATGACTGAACGTTGCGAGCTTTCCGATCTGCCTGTTGACCAGTGCGCTTGTCGAGTACATGCGCCTGTTGTGAGAAATCACACATGGAAGATCACCGCAGTATTTCCAGCGCACTTCGATTCTCGGTGCGGTGACTGTGAAGAGAAAGTATTTGAGGGTGACCTTATCGCCCGAACTGACGAAGGCAGTTATATCTGCCTTAAGTGTGCCGACAATTCAGAAGGAGTTTAACATGCCGTATGGCGAAGAAGACTGCACTCACGAGTGGATCGTCTGGAATGACCAAGGCGTAGAGAAGGAAGAGATTGACGAGCAAGAGGCTCGTGTCCTTCTCAAAGACAGCGAGGATCGCTATGTCGAGTGTGGTGACTGTGGCGCGTCGATCGAGACTCAGTTTGGCCCGATCATTCCCGCCAACGACAAGCTGATGGAAGTCTTCGACGAGGCAGGTACGCGCTTTGAGTCATGGGAAGCACTGGTTGCTACTCATGCGAACGGCTGGGTTGCAACAGCGATCCTGCGAGAGAAGGCTCCTCGGCAGACTTTGTTCACATGGACTATCGGCCCGTTCCCGACTAAGCGTGAAGCTGTCAACGCTGGACATCGCCTCCGCTCCAAGTATAAGCGCATAGAGCGCGACGAAGGTTATTTGCCGTCAGAAATCGTCACAGTGACTGCCAAGCCTGCATGGAAGGATGTCATGTAATGCCTGACTACAGGGCATCATGGGAACCAGAGTCGACGCAACCAATACCAGGGAGCGAAGGTGTGCAGGATACTCCATCAAAGAAAGAGCCACCACCTGAAGCAGTCAAGTTTGCCAAGACGGCAACTCCTGTCATTATGTGGGGCGGCTTAGGAACAGTAGTCTTGGTTACTGTTGGGGTGACTTTGAAGATACTGAAATGGGCTATCTTCGGATAAGCAGATCAGTTTTATACCGGTAGTGCTGATCGTCTCTTGATTGCTTGACAAACGTGTGATATGTAGCGTAATGTTCATCCTGCGCCATACCAGACTGTCGGGTCAGGTTGCGTCGATGAGGCTCCCGGAACGCAGCCGGGGGCCTCATCTCTCTTTGGAGGTACAAGTTAATGGGTGAAAGTCGCGGTATTGGAACAGCGCTTCCTTCAGGTAACAAGCGAGTTGGACTGCCTCCACGCGCCTTCCTGTACACGCTGGATCAAATTGGAGTGATGCTTGAGCTCAAAGTGTCAGCCCTACAGCAGTCTTATCTATATTTCGAAGGGAGGTCTATCGGCGCACGCAGAAAAGACTTAATGATTGCCCGTAATATCTCTCCTTCCGATAAACCTCCAGAGTGGCGAGTCGCCGAACGGGAGTTTCTTCGGTGGATGCGGACCAAAGGTTTCCGTCACTACGAGGTTGGTGGCTTCTCAAATTGATAAAACGACGCTGGAGAATCGAGGGTGACGTGGAGCCTTGGCCGGGACCGATGTGGGAGCCTCATATCTTTGATGGAGCTTATCCACCAGTACATGCAGTGGGTGATCTGTATATTAACAGTATTTCAGGGCGCGATCCGATCTACTACGTCTTCGTCGCCATTGGAGTTTGTGAGATTGTCAAGAGAGAGGACATTGATAAGTGGATACAATCTGGTTTGATGAAAGCCTCCCAGTTGGACCTGTAGAAGGGAACACTCTATCGTTCAGTGAGACTCTTAAAAACGTAATGGATGCTTACGGACACGCTGGTTGGATGATTACCAACGGCTTCACAGCTTCGTTGCGTAAGGCACTCGTTCAGTATGGCGACTCTTCTGGGCTTGCAGCGGAACGTATGAAGGGAATGGCTGCTGAGTATGTCATTCCCGACGAGATCACTCGGCCAATATTACGAGACGAAAAGGGTAGGCCGATCCCAAAGCCTCGCAGTACAGGTCCGCAGCCAAGGGTCATGTTCGATCACCAAGGAAGGAAGTTGCGATGAAAGACTCAACAGAGATTTGGTACACAGCCGAGTGCTCTACCTGTCTAGAGAAGGCCAGTTATAAGACTGAGCCGGCAGCGGTATTGTGGGCCAATCAACACGAGGTAGCCTTAGATCACGAGGTTGATATCTGGTCCATCGAGAAGAAGATACGCGGGCTGCACACCACAAGTTCATAGTAGTACAGAGGGTGTGGACAGCCACATAAGAACCTCGGAGAGCGCAGCGGGCTGGTTGGCTGCGAGTGGTTCCCGTTCTCCGAGGTCACCTCATAGCAGGAAAATCAAGACGCCTTTCGGGGCGTCTTTTTTTTTGCCCTTTTTCACTTCACTAAGATGTAATCTTGCTATCCACGTCTATTGATCCCACAAGACGTAACCCACCTACCCCTTGTCGGGCCGATAGTGGCACATGGTTGTGGTTAGACGTGGGCCGATGTAGGGTGACGTTGTACCAAGTGATCGACCAGTGGACCCGACGAACCCTGATCGGGGGAGCGAGATGGCACCGGAAAAAGCTGTATCGCCCGCACTCAAGGCACTGTATTATGCAGAACGTGACCTTGGTGTGAACATGGTCTACGAGCAGGCAGTCGCCAGCCGAAACACGCTGGATGAGTTGCTTAATAAACTTTCAGAGAAGCGTGACAACAAGCGTCTAGCTGAAAGTCAGCTCGAAGACAAGATGATGGAGACTGCTATGATAGAGCGTGGTCGCCATGCTGAAATGTCAGAGGCTGGGATGACGAGACATCTCAAAACAGCCTATGCTGTTGACAAGGACATCAAAGAGTGGCGTCAGGCTATTCTGTTCTTGACCAACGATATTGAGGGGTTGGAGTACGACAAAGCCATCCTGGAGACTGACATTAAGATCGCTATTGCTCGAATGACTGAGATGGGTGGGTATCTACAGTACCTTGCAGTCATCAAAGCAACTGCTGTGATTGGCGTAATACCAGTCACCACTTCCTAGAAAACAAACAACACATACAGATTGGAACGTACCATGACTGTTTCACCTTCGGGCGCAGGCAGCGACGTTGCGCCTTATGACCCTCGCGAGTTCGGTGATGACATTGGACTTGAGGACATTGGTGCCTCTGACATCGTCATTCCGAGACTGCAGATTCAGCACAAGGACGCGACTTTCAAGGACAACCTCTCCGGCGCGATCTACGACAAGCTCGACGTGATCCTTCTCGGTCAGATCAAGCAGCGGATCATGTGGGGAGACGATCCCGACGAGGGCGAGAAGCCCCTGTGCAAGTCGCCGGACTTTGTTCACGGCTTCCCGATGCTGTCTGATCAGGTGTCTGCCGACAAGCGCTTCCCCTGGGCTGAGTCCAACTACTCGCCCGAGCAGGCACAACCTGTCGACCTGGCTCCCGGCCAAGACAAGCGGTTCCCACAGGGATACACCAGCAACGACCTGCCCGTTCTGGCGTGCGATACCTGCAAGTTCAACCAGTGGACAAAGAACCCGAAGAACGGGAAGAGCGTTCCACCGGCCTGCACTGAGCAGCACACGTTCCCCCTACTGTACAGTCCCGACGAGGGCGAGACGTACATCGCAGCCCTGCTTACCCTGCAGCGCACCGGCCTCAAGCCATCGAAGTCGTACATCAGTTCTTTCGCGCAGACGAAGACGCCGATGTTCACTGTCCACACTCGCCTGAGCCTTCAGGCGCAGTCCAAGGGTTCGGTTGTCTACTCGGTGCCAGTCTTCGCGAGGGGCAGTCAGACTGACCGAAATAACTGGCAGGAGTATGGCAACCAGCTCAGGTCCATCCGAGAGTTCGTCCGTTCGGCACCGCGTGCTGTCGAGGATGATGGTGCGGCTACGGAGCCATCGGCCAACGTCAACACTGGCCCCGCTACGGCACCCAGCGCGGCTCCTACGGCCACCGCAGCGGCTCCCGCGGCATCGGTGCCCGCTCCCACGAAGGCACCCGCAGCGGCCCCCGTGAAGGCAGCCGCACCGCCAGCAGCAGTCGCTAGCGAGGATGACCTTCCGTTCTGATCTGATCACACCAAAGATGCCGCCCTTAGTGTATGTCGAGGTTGCTTCAGCTCGACTACACTAAGGGCGGCCCTTTGCTCAAACACTTTCAGTAAGGAGAATGTAGTGGACATGTCCAGCGTTCCGGTCCCAATGACCGAAGAGATGAAGGCGTACATCGAGCGTCAACAGATGATTCAAGAGTCGATGAGGTACGACATTCAGCGACTCTTTGATGAACTGACCGAAGAGCAGCTGACGACGGTCGGGTTCATCTTTCACGGTATCGTGGCAGACAACGATCCTTGCATCGCTGCGTACTACGAGGGTGTCGTCAATCAGACGATCGCCCTAAAGTTCGGACAGGCTTTGCTGGCCGCGGAGCCTCATCCTGAAGTGCTTGATGCCCACAATCAGCCGAGCTTGTTTGCTGACGCCAGACTGACTGACGAGGACATCAAGAACATGAAGCTGTATAACCTTGATGATCTGCGCGACGAAGAGACAGAGGCCCTCATTGGATTCATCTGCAAGGGTTGTGGTATGCAGTACGTGTCGATTCAAGACCGAATGCTGCGAGCTGCCGATACCTGTGGTGGCTGCATCCAGAAGGCGAAGTGGGGTTAGAGATGCTAGTCAGGTGTGCAGTCTGTGGGGGAGAAAGTGTTGACAAGAACGCTGTTTCCACTTGGAAACAGGTTATCGGCTGGGTGCATGGCCCGAAGGCCGACGCCATGACCCTTCGCCAGTACACAGGCCAGTATGCACATGATGAGTGCATCAAGCGCCTCAAGGCTGGTCAGGCTGCCGATCAGCCTGACCTGTTCGTGGAGCAGTCGCCGAAGCGTGGACCTCATCAGCAAGAGTTCGACGAGGCTACCAGTAAGATAGTGGAGGAAATGTTTGATGGCAAAGAATGAAGATGAACTTCGTAATGAGTCAGAGCGCCTGCTTCGAGAAGGTCTACCGACCGAAATGCAGCAGGGGACTGCTGCACTTCATGAGGTCTACACTGACCTCAAAGCTGTCGGCTTTACTCGATTCGAAGCTCTGTGGGTGGTCGGCTACATTATGACCCAGGCAGGCGCAGTGATCGAAGATGGCCAGTAGAGGTGGTTCCCATATCGGACGAGTCGGAGACGGAATCAAAACCTCTCCAAACAAGCGCCGAGATGGAGAGATGTACGCTCGACCAGAACCCGATCCGTTCCACAGAGACTGGTGTGAAGGGTATGACGACGGACTGGCGGATACGCCTCGCTCTAGCAAGATCCATTCAAGACCGGACTTCTACTCTGACGGTTACGCCGCCGGCCAGCTCGAACGACTTAACCTAGATGAACTCGGAAGTAGTAACGCCTAAAGGAGGTGACGCACAATGTCTGCAGTAACCCTTACCGCCCGCAAGAGTATGGAACCGTACATCAAAGATGAGATCGACTTTTACCCACATCAGATTGAGGGCATTCGGGAGTTGGCTCGTCGCAAGTCTTTTCTTCTTGCTGACGATATGGGTCTTGGTAAGTCAATCCAAGCGCTGACCATCTTCGGGATCGACGTGATCCGCGGCTGGGCAAGTACCTGTATCGT